CAAAGCTTCCAACTCTTCTTTATTTTGTGATTGAATCATAACAAGTCTTTGCATTGCTTGTCCAACGGTCATCATAAGTTGCATAAGAGCGTTTCCTCCTTGAATTACTCTTGTATCTCCCATTGCCATTCTAACTTTCTCAACCGAGTCTTTGAATCGTTTTGAGGATATTAACTCAACAAAGTCTCTGTCCATATTAGGTATTGCAGGAAAGTTTGAATATGGAGTTTGTTTTGATAGAATTTTTCTTTCAACATCACCTGCCATTCTTTCGGGCCCTTCATAGTCAATTGGAGCTTCCATAAGTCTTATAAACTCCTTTTTTGAAATGCCCTCAGTGTATAATCTTTTTTTTATATTTCTCATCTTATTTTAATTTAATTCCAATTTTATTAAAACTTAACCAAGTTGGCATTTCTTTATCTTCGGCTTTTGGATTCTTCTTAGGTCCGGGTTTTGGTCTATATGGTGTTCCTGGTTTTGTTCCAGGTTTAGTTCCCGGTGTTGTGATTGTTCTTTCTTTTTCTTTTGTGCCAGGAAGCATTACAGGAACATCCATTTCTTCATCAAGTTCAGCGTCTTCTAAACCCATTTCATATAGGTCTGACATTTCTTCAACTTCAGGTTGTTCAGATATAATTCTACCTCTGTCATAGTTAAAAAGATATTTGATATCTTTAATTTCCTCAATAATTTGTTTTTTCATATTAGTTTTATTTAATAAATATCAAAGTTTTTTATTCTATCACCATAAAATATTGATACCCCAAAGAATAATACATAAATTGTCCTTTTTGTTTCAATACTTGGTTAATCTCATCGGTTTTATTTACGTTAGCGCCAACTATTTTTTTTCCTTTCGGAAGTTTTCTACCAGGATGAGTATTCAATACGTCCTCAACAGGATCCAAATAGTATTTAAGTTTTTTAATTAATGATTTTTTATCTCCAACAGGACTGATGTCATGTTGTTTGCAAAGATTTTTGATTTCTGGTAATTCAAGTTTATTTAAGTCTTCCATATCACAAAGATACAAAAAATTTGAACTCTAAACAAATTTAATTTTTAATATACTCTATTTTTGAAAACTTCTTTTGGTAATAATCCCAATTCAACCCTTTGTTTCTTTCTTTATCGGTATATCCTTGGAAATAAGCTTCGTTAGCTAATTTTTTTTCAACTTCTCGAATTTCTTCTTTTAAATTAAAAAGAATTTCTAATGTCTCTAAGTTATTTGTTTGTTCTTTAATTAAAGAATCTATTTTTTTTTCAATTGGCCCCATGTTGTTAAATATATCAATCTAAATTTTCTAAATCAACTTCCACGTCAATAGGAATACCGTATTTTTCTAATAATTTGTAGAAAAAATCATAACATTGGTAATTTAGTGCACCAAAAAAGTCACCTGTTTCATATGCCTCTTGAGCCTCATAAAGTGCGTCCCAAAGACTACCTCTCACTAAACTTTGTTCCTCAGTCTCAGGATCAAGAAATTCATAACTTATTGTACCATTTCCATCAATATCTATCGATAGATCGACAACATCATATTTATAACCCCCTCCTTTTCGTTCAAAAACATAGGTCACTTTAATTTTAGTATCTAAGTCTAATTCAGGAACAACAAGTCTAAAAGTTTTATCTAAGACTTCTTCTTTTAGTTTTTCAAATAGATTTTTAAAACCTCCATTATATCTATACCAAATAGGTCTTATTGTTTGGAAGTCTTCAGGTGTGTTTTTTTTAATTCCTGAAATATCATAAATAACATCATCAAGATGAGGTTCTTCGCCCATCTTTTTTTGTTTATTCCAAATACTATAACAAAACTTACGAAGATTTTCTTCGGTCATATTCTCCGAAATCAAATTTTGTTGTCTTTCTGATATTATTATTTTCACTTCATTAAATAATTTTAAGTATATTTAGCTATCAATCTTGGTATTACATAAAGAAGTTCTTTCGGGTAATATTTATTCAAAAAATCAATCAACTCTTGAATTGAATTGAATTTGGATGGTGTATTTTCTAAATAAATACCTGAATTACCAAACTCATCTTCATATTCACCGGTTGATTTATCTCTGATACGATCCAAATCCACAGGTATTGAGCAGTCACCATTCCAAAACGGAGTCGCCATACCTGTTATTTCATACTCTTCATCTTCATAAGTAAAATAAATAATTCCACTAAAACCACCCCAAGTAAATTCAAGTGTAGTTTCACCATCATCAAAACTATACTCTTTTCTTATAAAGTCAGTTCTCCAAAAAAGTGAAGTAGTAAGTCTTTCAGCAAAATTACAATCAATTTTTATAGGTTTATCTTTTAGAAGTAATATTACTTGTTCTTCACTTAAACCAATTAGTTCTGATATCTCATCCATATTCATTCCGTCATCCCACATCTTTCCCACCAACTTTTTATTTTTTTCGAAGTTGGACTCAAGAAGTAAATTTTGTTGTCTTTCTGTTATTATTATTTTCATTATCCCATGTGTGCTCCACTAACCTCTTTTATTTCTACATCAGGAAATAACTCTTTGAAGTAATCGTATGCCGCGTGTTTGATGTGTCTTGACCTAATATGACTCGGAATAATATCCTCCATCTCATCTTCTAGTGAATAATTATAATATAATGTTTTGGATCCCATCATATAAGTAAATAAACTTTCGCCATTCTCATTTTTTAATCGTATAGCTTGATATCCTTTATGTGATGAATCAACATCCTGTTTCAACATCTTTCTAAACAACTTTTTATACTTTGGGTATTCCTCACTATACTCAGCGTCAAAACGATCTCTTCTATAGTTTTCGTTGATTAACTTTAACTGATTTTTCGTGATTATGATTTTCATAATAATAAATACCTTGTGAAATAAAAAACCCACCATAAAGGTGGGTTGGACTAGTTAGATCCTTTGTAATTTTTTCTTGGTTCATTTTTTTCATAAAACCCTTCTTTTGACCCTTTCCAATCCCATGGAAGATCATTTTCCATATTATATATTAATTGTTCATCTGAAATTCCCTTTAATTTTCTTTTAATTTTCTCCCAAGTAGATTCTTTTCTGTCTTCGAAAATAATTTTTCTTGTAATTCTTCTAATATCGGATTCTGTTAGTCTATTCATTTTAAGTAAATAAGTTAAAGTCTTCATCTTCCTCGGCTCTTCTTAGAACTGAATCAGGAATTATGTTTTTACCTTCGGACCCCGGTATATTCAACACCATTAGGTTTGGCATGTCTCCAATACATTCGGGTAATCTTTGAAGGTTTTTATTATCAACCAAAGATAGGTATTGTAAGTTAGGTAAGTCACAAACAGATTCAGGTATTGACACAACACAATTAACAAAGTTAAGTGCTTGTAGTTGTTTAAATCTACTAATGTCATTAGGTATATTCAATGAGATATTGTCCCCACCTCTTGATGTGTTTTTGAATGTGAATCTTTTAAGGTTTTCAGGTAATGTTGCAAATAACTCATCAAACCCGTAAAGAGCAACAAACTTGGATGCCGAATCACCAGGGTAATCAATAACAACTTTATCCCCTTTTTCACCGGCCAACGACTTCATAAACTCAGGTTTAAAGAATGTTTTAAGACCTTCCTCATTTGTGTTCAAGAAATCAACCAAGTTGATTTGTCTATCAGATGGATCCATGTATTGGTTAGAAGGGAAATGGAACTGATAACGAAGTGCTGGAAGACCAGATACATCACCATATTCTTTGTCACCTCTATGTTTCTGACCTTTATTTGGAATAACAACATATAAAGGTCCATCTTTGATATAACGATCAAACCAAGATAATCCTGGTGAAGATGTACACCATCTTGTTTCACCTTTACCTTCTTCTTGATATGATCCTCCGTAGAAACAAGCGGCGTCCTTACCAAGTTGTCCTTTATCTTCAATTTTAGCAACCGTCCAATCTGAACCACGATAAACTATTTCAGCTCCAGGGTGTTGGTATGTTTTTGACGCTTCTTTCTTTTCGTCTTTAGTTGCTTTAGTTTTTTCCAAACTAAAATCCTTAACATTATCATATAATGTTTCAGGAGTTAATTTATTAATATCACGTAACTCTTGAGGTAATCTATTTTTAAATCTTTCAAACTTTTTAAGGTCACCAGTTATTTTATACAAGTTTTCGAAGAAATTATTTTGATATGTTTTCATCGCTGATTTATGTTGTCCTGATTGTGGGTCTACAATATTTAATGGGTGATCTTCGGGTAACTTTGGAGTTACAAAATTTTGTAATATCCAATTAGTCCATTTTCCTATTTTTACTCGGTCCATGTCTTGAGTAGATATATTAGTGTCAATTTTGATATCTCCTCGGTCATCTACATCTATATTTACAAACTTACCTTCAGGTAACCTTGTGGTTGGGTCTGAGGCAATAATGGCAATCAAATTCTCGAAAGGCATAATACCCTTTTGACCTTTATTTTTTGGTTTTAAGTATTTATCAGAAAGTGCTTGAAATCTTGCGTTTTCAAGTATAAGATCTCTAAGAAGATTGGTGAATCTAAGTGACATATTAATTTTATTTTTAAATAAATATTTGTAATTATAAAAAAGTTAGTAATTCATGATTAGTAATTCTTCTCCCATGTTTTGTTTTTCTCCTTTCTTGGCAGAAGCGGCCTTTGCAAACTCCTTTCTAACCCAAGTATATTGATCTTCAGGGAACCATTCGTGAAGTAATTCAAAGTCGTAATAAGACAATGAAAACTTACCCTGAACTCCATGTAAAACGTTTGCCAATCTTTCGTGATCTTGTCTATCAAAATCATGGTTTGAGTAATAGTTTTCGGTTTTCCAATATGGAGGATCCAAATAAATATATGTGGATGGTGAGTCATACTTTTGAATTACGTCGGCAAAATCCATGTTCTCAACATCGGTAATTTTTAAAAAGTGATCCACCCAATCAGGTTTAGATAACTTATCTCTGAAGGTAAGATACTTTGATTTGTATTTTCCTTTAAGATCAATAAAATTTGATGTTTCAGGTTTCGACCCACTAAAAACTTGTGTTAAAATATAAACGTATTTAGCCGCCACTTCATAATCGCCAGGTTCTACGCTAAAACCTTGATTGAAGATTTCAGCCTGAAAGCTAACAAATTGTTCACGATATATTTCAGGTGTAACATCTACCCCTTGTTTTTGACAATCAATAGAGTTGATTGCTCGAAGTAGTTCTGTTGGATTTTGAACACACTTGAATAAGTTGTAATTGAGTGGGTTAAAGTCGTTATAAACGACTTGTTTTAGATTTGGGAATTGTTTAAGATCCATGTTATAGAAACACCAAAACATTCCACCAAAAGTTTCTAAATAAACTTCCATATTTTTATCGTAGAAAGGGACTATCCACTTTCCAATTTTACTCTTACCACCAATGTATGAAACCAAAATATTTATTTTTTTCTGTATTTATATTTTTCTCTGATTATATCAATAACCTCATCAAAAATAATTTTTTTTCTAATTAAAAACAAGTCTGTATCAGAATAAAATCCATTGTAGATTTGTTCAATATCCGACATACCTGCCCAACCAACAAATTTATATTGTTTATTTTTTGGTCCATAAAGTTTATTAACATTAACCCCAAATAGTTTACCCATTCTTTCATTTAAAGTTTGTATGAACTTAACTGAACCTCCAACAATTCTTAAATCTCCTCGTTTAGATTGATCCCGTTTATCTTTATTAATTCTAATACATCCATCACCATCAAAATATCCTCGTAAAAAATGTTTTTCAAGTTTTTCATCAATTTTGGGATATTCTATTGTGTATGTTTTATTTTGATGTATTCCAAGATTCTTTAAATCATTTATCATTTTTTTACTGGAAAATCCAACTTCAGAAATATCTCTATTTTTACTTCTCCATATTTCAACCTCACTATCTAATAGAGATATAAATCTTTTGAGCATATCTTCATCTTTATTATGAATCTTAATAACTAATTTATACCTATATTCTTTTGGGTTATTAATTAAACACCCGTCCGCAAAAATAAAACCAAGAAAATATGCCTTTTCAGGTGTATCTATCACTTCAAAGTAATCTTCATTAAATTTCTTTCTTTTCATAATACTCCTTAATTAGATTCTGAATAAACTTAGAAACGCTCACTTCCTCATTCTTCATTTTATTGAAAAGATATCGATCAATACTAATTCCGTATTTTACTTTTTTATCTTTCTCTTCTTTTTTTGGTCTACCTGTTTTTCCCATCTATCATATAAATATACTGAATATTAAAAAAGTGCGTTAAAAAGTAAAATATTTTTTTGATATTTATTTTCAACTGACTAATAATTAAATTATAGGTATGGAAAAAGAAAAAGCAACAGAAGTAAAATGTCACACCTGTGATGAAAGTAAACAAGTCAAAAATACACAAATCTTGGTTTTAGTTTTTGGTGGTATTTTCTTTTTTTTCGGTGTATACGGAATTGTGTCTTTTGTTCAAGATATTATTTCACTTTTTTAATCTCTTTGATACTTTACGTATTGATTTACGATCAAATCACCAACAGTTTCTAATCTAAATCCTTTTGATTTAACTCTCAAAGGTTTCGAAGTATCTATATTTTTAGGTAATTTTATATTCAACTCACCATCAGGATGAGGAACAGAAATATTACCACTTTGTAAGTCGTGTAAATTAAAGTAAACATTATAAACCAAATGGTTACCTAATTTATCAAAATTATTCTGTGGTTTAAGTTCAATTCTTATGACTAAATCACCGTAAGACCCATTTTTAAAATCCCCCATGTTCTTAAGCCTGAGGAACTGACCATTATCCACTCCATGAGGTAATGATACGTCTAAATTTTTTATTTCAGGTTTTGAACCAATACCATTACAGAGAAAACAAGGCGTTATGAGTTTATTACCATGACCACCACAATTTTCACACATTGTCTGTATTACCTGTATAAAAAATCCTGAACCTACTTGTCTAATTACAACACCCGACCCATTACAAACATTACAAAGTTTTCTTTCCCCTCCTGTTCCGTTACAAGGTTCACACATAATTGATCTTCTGTAAGAAAGAGTGTGTCTGTTACCCATGTAGGAATCTAAAACCCCAACATTCACAGTGATGTTAGTTGTATGAACAGACTGATTTGGTTTTCTTCTATTGAACAAGTCAGAAAAAAGGTCCTCAGAATTATCAAAATTTTGAAAAGGATTTTTTCTTTTCAAGTCGTAATCTTTTCTTTTATTTTCATCACTCAAAATATCATATGCGGCCGATATTTTTTTAAACTTATCTTCATTTCCTCCTTTATCAGGATGATTTTTTTTTGCCAATTTTCTATAAGCAACTTTTATTTCATCTTGTGTTGCATTTTCCTGTACTTCAAGTACTTCGTAATAGTTTTCAATATTCATTTATTTTTTTAAAATATTATTATTTGTTTTATGAATTACTTAGTTGTTCTATTCAAAAATAAAGAAAGAAAAAAAATAATCAACAAGTTTGTAACCGAAGAAAAGGCGAAAAAATTTTTTGATAGTCTTATTGAAAAAAACTCAACTGTTCAATTTGAAGTCCAAGTTGAAAATGCCAATGTGATAAACTATGAATTATGTTTACTTCAAAAAAAAAATGAAAACTTCGATAAACTTTTTATTAAGGATAGTTTAGGAAGACAAATACTTGTTGAAACTGATGATCCAAACTACAAAATAATCAGAGTTGAAAAGTACAAAATTTCCGAAAAAATATTTGATATTGAAAATAAAACAAAAATAACTTTAGAGGAATTTATCAAAAAATATCTTTCAAATTTTGATTTGAAACTTTTATCAAAACTTAACAACAAAGTTGTGTTGCAAAATAATGATATTGTAAAATTATTTTCTTTAAAGAATGAAAACGAGTCCAAAAGATTTTTGGAAACCCTAAATCATTTAATGATGAAAAGTCAAAGAACGGATTGTATAATAGTTTCTGATTCCTCAAAAAGTCAAAAAAAATACTTGTATAATATTTTAGATAATCAGGGGTTTCATAAGCAGTCTTTATATAGAAAATCAACTACTTTTAAACATAGATAATAGTTTTTTTAAAAAACTTTTTTTGGATGGTATTTCAATTGGTTTCTGTTCTGTTTCTTCAAAAACGTCTTCTATAAAAACATGTTCTATTCCTGATATATCTATTGAAAATCTTTTGTGTACGTGATCTATTTTTCTAAAGTTTTCTTGAACACTTTTAAAATCAGTTTCATTTAATTGATACACACATATAACTTTACCTTCGGGAAAGGTATTTTGTATTGCATCTGTAACAAGAGCTAACTTTTCTATGATCCCAAGATCACTTTTTTGATTTTCTTCCATAAAGTCAATTTTTTGGTTTTTGGTAAAAGATCTTGTTTTTCAAATGTTTTTATTTCATTGATTAACTTTAATTTTTTACTATCTAACTCTTTTTGATCCTTTTCAAGTTCACTTTTCAACCAATTTAGAGATTGTTCCTCTCGTGTCAATAATTTCTTCTCCATCATCTAATTTTTCTTCTGTTATATCAAATTTTAATGATTGTAAATTATCAAAATTTTGTTTTTCAAAAATTTTCTTTAACTCATCAATTTTTTGTTTCAACAACTTTTCTTTCATTTCTATTTCACGATTATAAGAAATAATATTTTTAATATTATTAATAGTTTCATTCATTAACTTATCGTCAAACTCACAAACAAAAGAAAAAAATCTGTATCCGTCTTTTAACTTTTCATTTTCAATTATTTTATCTTCAATGACGTATTTTTTTGGTATTTTCCAAGTATCGGGAAATTCAATATCAATTGCTAAGTATGTTCTCAATTTTCTGACCGATACCAAAAAAGTAAAAATTTCTTTTAATTCGTTGTACATGTTGTTTTATAAAAATTTTGTTAAAATATAGGTTATCAAATAAGAAATGAAAAAGTAATTAGATATTTTGTCAAATTGACCATAAATTATTTTATTAGGATTTTCATTCGATATTTCTCTTATTATTATCATTAATCTATTCAAAATAAAGACAATAGACAAAACGAAAATAAATAAAGTCAAAATATCAAATACTTCCATATTACTTTTTCTTTTCTTCTAAAATTTCACCTCTTAATTGTTGTAAAAGTGATTTTAAATCCTGTGAGGTTTTTCTTGCTCTTGTTCCAGCACTTTTGTTTCCGCTGAAAAATTTGTTAACATCAACACTTAGTTGTTCAGTTAGTTCTTTAATTTTTTCTATAGTTTCCATTTTAAAAATAAAAAATTGTTGTTTATTAAAATAAATAATAAAAATGATGGGGGTTAATGTAAAGATTAGTTTTTGAGATTTTTATCGAGAGATTTGTAAATGTTTAATATTAAATCTAAATCTACTTGTGTGAAAGGTTTTTCACGGTTAAACAGATCATTAAAAAAAATATCAATAGAATTTCTCAACTCATCTTTATTCTGTTTGTAGTATATTTCATTGAAGAGTGAGTAAAAATATTCGTAATGATCACCTTTTATTTCAAAGGAAATGTTTTCTCTTTCGAAGTTATCAATAACTTGTTTCCAACACCAATCAAAATGTTTTTTATTATCTTCTTCATTCATTTTGACGGTAGTTTCATTCGATTCATAATCTTCACCTAAATATGTTGATTTGATGATAACAAACAAACTGTAAGATAGATCATAATAAAGATCCATCTTTTCCGGTATAATGTTATTAACTCTGAACCAAACATCTACTTGTTCAGGATCAACATTTTTAGTAATATAATTGTAAAAATTATCCATAGTTTAAAACTATGAAAATATTATAATTGAAAATTTTTTAATGTAAATTATTGAGTTTTCCCATCATAAGTCATTAGCTTATGTATTTTTAAAAATTCTTCTGTTAGTTTTTCAACTTGTTTTTCGCTGACCGATTCTTCGATCTTATTCAAAACAGATTGTGAGGTTTTTTTACCTCTTTTGGTTTTCAAAGATCCTCTTTCAGTTTCTTCACCCGCTTGATCAACGGGCTGTGGTTGTCTTTTATATGAGGCGTTCATTTGCTCTTGACCATACAAATTATCTTTGAAATTTTGAAAGAATTTATCTCCTACGTTGCTAGGAACGACGTTGCCTAAAGCATTCCCATCATCATCAACTTGAGCATTTCCTGTTGTTCTATGACCTTTCAAATATTTTTCAATATTTTTTTCAGTAGGTTTTATTTCATCAAAAACTAAATTTGTTTGACCAGGATATGAAAATGCATCAATATAATCATTAACCGCATCGGAAGGTGTATATTTTTTTCTAATATTTTTTTTCAGACCTCCGTTTTCAGTTGGGAATTTTTGAGTTTGTTTCATTTCCCATTTTGAGCCTTTGTCCGAAACTCCTTTCAAATAGTTAGTTATTTTTTTTGCAACACTATTTAAATAGTTATCATTTTCTTTTTTATCCGCTTTATGAGCTCTTTCATATTCTTTATATCCTTTAGGTTCTTTGAATGAAAACTTTTTTTCTTCGTTAACTAAATTTTCAATAAAACTTATTAATTCATTTTCGGAAAAAATTAAACTTTCGAAACTCTTACTATTTGCGATTTCTTTTCTTTTTTCAGTGATATAGGATTCTTTCACAGGAAATGTTTTTCCGTCGAATTTAAATGTTTTTTTACCTGCTAATTTGGCTTTATTTACTTCATTTGCAAACTTATTCCCTTCTTCAACTTCTTTTTCGAACTTAACTTCATAAAGTTGTTCTTCATCTTGTTGTCTTCTTAACATTCTGAAATCTTCTGAATCGAGTCTACCATTTTTATTTTTGTCTAATCTATGTTGTTTACCATGAAGTTTTTCTGTTATTTCTTCATCATCACTATATCTATATTTTGTTTTATGTAATGGCATGTCATCAGGTAATGGTGCATTAAACCTAAAATCATCTTCATCTTCCTCGAAATCGTAATCCGATGATGGCGCATTAAACCTAAAATCATCTTCATCATCAAAATCATCAATGAAATCTTCTTTATCATCACTATATTCATAACTCCTGTCTGACATAAGATCTTCTTTTTCTCTTCTTGACATTTTAGCAAAGTTTTTATTACCAAATCTTGGGTGTCCATCATCCATACCTCCAAGTTCCATAATTTCAACTCCTTCGTTGTTATATCCACACTCAGAACATTCACCTTCTTTCATTACACCACCACATTGCTCACACATCGATTTTCCCTCTTGTACATAATCAAAAGAACCGCCCGCAGGATGAAAAGGGGTTTCATCGTCATAATTTAATTTATTTAAAATTGAGTTTGCTTTTTCATTTAAACTTTCATTTAAAACTTTTTGAAATCTTGATTTAATATATTGGTATGTATTCATTTTTTATTTTTCTTTATAAATATCTTTATTTTTATCTTTTTCTGATTTGTTCAAAAACAATTTTTGAAATAAAGTTTTTATCAATCCCATAATTACTCGAGACACTGTCAATTGCGTTTTGGACAGACTCGTTTTCGAATATGTTAAGGGCTTTTATATCTCCTTGATTGCAGTATGGGAATTTTTTACACTGTTTTTTAACTTGGACTCTTTTTGCCCCCGGCATATATTTTGTTGAGGCACCTTTCCAATGTTTTTTACTCATAGATTTTGCCCAAATAGCCGGTTGATTATATTGACCCGATGAAGATGAGGTTGTGGCCTCTTTAGTTTCTATTTTCTGCTCTGTTTGTTCTCTAACTGTTTTAACTAAATCTCCTTTGGTAATTGTTTTTTCTGATTCCGATGAAAGAAATGGCATTGTATAACCACCTGCTGAAGCCGCCCCAGTGGCTTCTTTGTTTTCTTCTTTTTTCTTAGCTTTATTTAAATTCAGAATCGATTCTAAAAATTGTTTTAAGTCCTCAGGATCTTTTAAATATTCTTTTATTTTTTTTCTTATTTCGTTATTTGACATTTTTTTGTTCCTTACTAAACTATAGATTGTTTTCAAATCTTCTTTGTTTTTCAGATAATTTAAAAAATGATTTTCTTCTTTCAACTCAGATGAGGTTTTATTTATTAATTTAATGGCGTCAAGTTTTGCATCTGTATTACTAGTCAATCCTTCACCTACTTTTTTTTTAAGTTTACTTAAATAATCTTCCACTATGCATTTCTAAATTTAGACTCCCAAAAATATCTTTGTTGATACATTGTTGCGAAATATTCTTGAAAAGATTTTATTACTATTTCTTTAACATTTTTTTTTAATTCTCCTTTTTCAATTTCTTTCGAAATTTTATTGATAAGTTTTTCCTCAAATTGTTTAGCAGTGTTAGAATCAAAAAAGTCTTTGATTTCTTTTCTCATCATAATTTCCAATTCTTTTTTTTCTGAGGAAGTAAGTGCCATTATTTTAAAATCAAAGCATACGTTAATGGTGTTATTATAATACCTGCTATAATATTAAATACTGTATTTTTAGTTTTAAGTCTTTTGTTTTCTTTTTTTAAATCTTCATTTTCTGACTTGTATATTTTTATTGACTCGTTTTTTTCTGAAATAATTTGTCTGTTCAGATCATCTTCTTTTTTCCAAGCCTCATTTTCTTTAACAAGCAATTCTGTTTTTTTATTTAATTGGTAAATTTCATTTTGATAAGTAGGTATTGTTTCTTTTAACTTATCATAGTTGTTTAAATCCAACAAGATTTTTTGTGCCACAGAATATGGCATACAAATTTGATTAGTATCTATGGTTTTGTTTTTACTTGTCTGTCCTAAAGTAAAAAATACCACAAAAAAAATAATAAATGTTATTTTTTGTTTCATATTAAAAATTATATCTTTTTCTTAATAAACTATCGATTTTTTTTATATCAGCATTTTTAATCTCTTCCTCTTTAATCGTGTAGTAATTGTTTATTTGACTTCTTTCAATTTTAATGTTAGAAATTTTTGTATCAATACCTTTGATTTGTTTTTGGTATGATATAATTGAGTCGTTTATTTCTTTTTGTAATTTTTCGATGTCTTTGATTTTTTTATCAATCTGTTCTAATTTATATTTATTGAGTTCAGATGGAACTGGAACTGGAGTCAAAGTTCTAACTAATAGATAAACGAATATCACTCCTAGTATTGTAAGAGTGATCGTTTTCCAATTATATGTAAAAAATTTTTTCATTTTTCGGTATCTTCTTGTCTTGAAGCAACAATTTTACTCCATTTATTTTTGAATTTTTGGTAATAAGATTGTAACTTCGATATAGTTAATAAATAATTTTGATCGATTTTAATCATTTGGCCATTTATATAAATTCCGTCGGATTCATTTACTGTATAAAAAAACTCCAAATTACTTTCTAATAATTTTCCCGTCCATTCGACATTTTCACTGAAAACATTCAATTTACCAAATTCAACAAGTTCTGCAACATCCGTTCTAAACTCATCCACGCTTGAAGTAAAAGCATTTTTTTCGTCTGTTGTAATTTGTAAGTCGGATTCTTTTTTACCGTGTAAAACTATCAGATTACCCAAAATTCTGTATGTTTTTTGTTTATCTTTTTGAACCCCAATTTCGTCAGAATCTTTTTTTTCTTTATCTAATAAAGGCCCATCTGAATCATCGATTTTATTTTTTTCTGAAATTGCCTCACTTAAAATACCATATTGTTTTTTGATATTACTCACATCTTCGTTGAGTTCTTTATTGAGAATTACTTTAGATCTCTTGATTAAACTCTTTATTTCTTCAAAATTATTCATTTTCTAATAGTTTTTTAAATTTTTCACAATTAAATGCCGGACTTAAATCCGTTGCAAATTCATCGAAGTTTGATCTACTAAATATACCATCATAAGACTCAATACCTTTAACTTTTGTATTATGTCCTATGAAGTTTTTCGAAAAATTATATTTTTTTGTTAAATTAATACACAATTCAGCGGTTTTATTTACTTGAATTTCAGTGTACGGATGCCAAAAAAAATAATCTCTCCATTTACGATCATAAACTTTCTCTTTATAAATATTACCAATCCAGTTAATGTGATAATGTTTTAATGGTTCTTTTTCTAACCAACCTAAATTTTCTAAACAAACAAATATTGATTTCGAATTAATTTTATTATTATTAGAAAAATTTCCGTTCAAATAATCATCAATTAACTTAATAATTTTACCTTCTCTCGAAATAATATAATGTGGTAATTTTATTGGTCTGCCACCAAATCTAAATTTTATAGAAATCATATAATCAAAAAGAGTTCTAGAGGTGTGACATAAAACTATCTGATTTTTTTTGTCTTCTTTTTTAAAATTTGTTTGGATTAAATTTTCAATTATTTTCATACATTATTTATGATATTTTAAAACTCTCTTTTCAATCTCCTCCAACTTTTTATTGAATAATCTTTCTTCCAATTCGTTTCCTTGGTCATCAAATATTTGACCGTTCTCATTTACATAGTATTTGAAAGGAACCTCAACTTCTTTTATTACTTCTACAGGAACCTCTCTGACTATTTCAACCAATTTATCAACAGGAACTTCAACAATCTTTTCAACTTCCCTAATCACCTCCACAGGAACTTCAACAATCTTTTCAACTTCCCTAATCACCTCCACAGGAACTTCAACAATCTTTTCATTTATTTGTGTTTCTTGTTGTTTTTGCGTTTCAGAACTTGATTTTGATAAATCGTCTATTGGAAAAAAATAATTTTCAGGTACTTCAATATTTTCATATTCTTCTTCTTTATCTTTTTTTCTTCTTCTATAATTTTTGAATGATTGGTTTGTTGCAATAACCAAAGCAATTGCTAAAGGATCGAAAACAAAAATTAAAGTTAAAATAAAAAAGTTTGCGGTTTTTTTAATATCCCATCCAGTTATTTCACTTAAATATTTTATTGCTCCCAACTCACCTGTTTCAATTTCCTTTGATGTTATATCTAAAATAAGAATGTCTAAATTTGTAATACTATCATTTATTGCATCAATTTTAGATGAAAGTGCGTCTCTACTTTGTTGCGCGATTTTTAATTGTTTTTCGAACGCATTTCTGTTTCCAGTATTTGCTCTTGTAATTACTTGTCCTGATTTTCTATCAATGGTTTGTGTTGTTGTGTTTGTTGAAAGGGCGTTTCTTAAATTGGTAATATCTGAATCCAAAACTTTTTTTTCTTTTTGGTGTTCTTCTTTTATTTTTTCGAATCTTTCTTTTTTTACCTCAATATTATTGATTTTTTTGTTGTTGATTTCGAGTCCTGCAATACTTTTTTGAAACCCTGTTGCTAACAAACCATATATACCAATTGAGGTCAAAATTGATAATACCAAAATGGCGGTTGTTAAATAAATCTTTAAAATACCGTATGTTTTTTTCCAACTATCGTGAAGATAAGTTGCGATTGCAATTTTAGAAACTTCCAAAAAAGAACCCATAATAATAACAGGAATTGCAACATCAGAGAAAATAATCGAGAGTCCGTAAACACTATAGTATGCCGCTGTAGATGAAAGTCCAAGAGCACAAAATAGTAATAACCATGATAATAATTTATTGTTCATTCAGTTTGTTTTTATATATAAATATTAAAATAACAAAATCATATAAAAATATAAACCCCCAATCATTATAAATGGGGGTTTACTATTAATGAAAAAAATTATTTTATAAATAGTCAAATAATTCAGAAGAATCATTTCGTAGTCGACGAAGAGCCTTTTCTTTGATCTGACGAACTCGTTCTTTTGTTAAACCAAAATCACTTCCAATATCTTCTAAAGTTCGTGGTGTTCCCGTTAAACCAAAATAATCACCAACAATAACTTTTTCGCGAGTGTCTAACACATCTAAAAGAGTCATCAACTTATCTTTAAGAATATCTTGGGTATTAAAAAATGCGTCAGGCAAAACGGCATTTTTATTTTCAATCATATCTAACAGGGTATCGCCTTCTTCATTGATATTCATGTCAAGATCGATTATTGAAGGTAATGTTGAGAACTTGTCGTCAAGTTTTTTTCCTGACTGTTCAACCTCTTTTTTTGCCCTTTGTAGGTCCTGCACCACATTTACTGGTAGACGAATTGTTCTTGCGTTATCATTTAAAGACTGAATAATCGATTGTTTAATCCACCAAACACCATAAGAAATAAATCGTAAGTCTTTTTCCCAATCAAAGTTTTTGATTGCCTTCATAAGTCCAAGATTTCCTTCAGCAATCAAATCAGACAAATCAAGTCCTTGATTTTGATATTGTTTTGCCACCGTGATTACAAAACGAAGATTTCCTTCGATGAGCTCTTGCTCAATTCGTCTTCGTTCAGAAGTGGGCGTTTCTTCTGACTTCATTTTTTTTGCCAATTCTTTTTCTCTTTCTACGGTCATTACCTTGATTTTTCGAATATCTTTCAGGTAATGTTGTATTTCCTCTTGATTTATGTGAGCTACCGTGTTTTTGTCTTTCATATATTATAATTAGATTGATTTTGAATACTCTTGTAACTTTTCTTTTTCGATCTCTGTAAGCGACTCCATTCCTTGAAAACTGATTTTATCAAGTAATTCGTCAAGCGTCATGTTGCAGACCTGTGGTTTTTTTAGTTTCATAATGAGATCTGATAAGTCCATAAAATTTTTACCATCTTTTGATTCTTTGAATTCATAATTGATTCTTGGTGGTGTTGGCTTGTTTTTTGGTTTGGTTTTCTTTAACGACAACAAGTGCTCAAGGTTGTCTTTTGGCATGTTGGATGCCGAACTTCTTGGCTTGGGGGTCAAGAAATATTCAAAACAATTAAGTTCGTCGTTGATAATATCAATCCATCCTGCCATTTCATCAATTGGCATGTCTGATGCGAAGTGAAATATTGCGTGTTTGTCTCCAAACATAAACTTCGCTTCTTTGGATGTCATTTGTTCTGCAATTCGACTTGCAATTTCATTTGTTGATGTTTCTGAGTTTTCAACCGTGTCGGCGTAATAAACGAAAAGTAAGTAATTCATGTGTGTGTTTTTAATTGTTCTACAAATATAAGAATAAAATTCAATTTTGATTCAAATTATTTTGATTTTTTTTCAAGATTATCTAATCTTGTTTTAGTCATATCTACATATTCTTCATGTATTTCAAAACCAATACCATTTCTACCGTATTTTTTACATGAAATAAGTGTTGTACCTGACCCTAAAAACGGATCTAAAATTAAATCACCATAAAATGAATAATATTTAATTATATTATCCGAAAGTTTTTCAGGGTAAGGTGCTAAGTGTTTAGATTTAGTTTCAGGATTTATTAACCATACATTACTTCTTTCATATTCTTCAAGTACTAACGATTTTTCAAGTGCTTCATCTTTATAGGACCTAACAATTTTATCTATTAAAAATTTAGCCGGTTTTTGAAAAACTAATATCGTTTCTGAGACTAAATTAGGTTTATAGGCAACGGGTTTTCTGTGTTGAAAAAATCCTCCGTTTCTATTTATTGCTGCGCCTTCAGGTTTTACCCATACTATATCATCAATATATTTCCAACCCATTTTTTCCATTATACTAAAAAAATGAAAAGGAATTGCTAATCTTTTACTTTCGTGTGCCCTCGACTCTCTTTGTACTATAACAGGGGATAAATTAACAACACACATCCTACCCTCTTTAGTTATTCTATAAATCTCAGAAAAAACATTTTCCAAGAAATCAAGATAGTCTTGATATGTGTTCCATTCACTATATGATTTAGCGTTGTAATATGGTGGTGAAGTCCATGTCAAATCAACACAGACTTCATTTATTTTTTTTAAACCAATAAGGCAATCTTCATTTATAATTTCAATACTCATCAATTATTAAAGTTTCTTGCGGATTTTTTTTTATTAGAGCAATCACCACTTTCAATACTCTTTTTATTATGACATAACTTACAATAAGTTTTTACATTGTCAGGTGTGTTATTATCATGATTTCCGTCAACATGGTCTAAATCTAAACACCCAATTTCAAAACCAACCCAAGATTCTTTAGTTGGTACTGGACAATTGAAACCTAAGTGTCCATCTATATTTTCACAATATTTTTTTTTATGGATTTCAACACCCTCTGTTATATATCCTTTTTTTCGGTCAGTTTGACATCTACTACATTCTGTTTTAAATGACCAATTTGACCAATTACGTACTGCAACATCATTATTGCAACCGGGATTAACACATTTTGGTAATGTATGTCCTCTATCAAAAAATTTTTGTTTTTGTAAACTTGATATGCTTTTCATATAATTATATTTTATAATGTATAACTTACTAATAATATTTCAATTTACAAAACTTTTGACACATTGTTTTCTTTTTTTATTTTCACTACGTTGTCACTCATGTTTTGTAATAACGGATTATGGGATATAACAAATATTTTTGCAAAGTATTCTTTAATTTTTAAAAAAAACTCGGTCACCATTTCGAGATTATCGTTGGAAACTTTACCAAAGACCTCATCAAAAACAATTAAGTCGGGTGCGGGGAGCGTACAGATCTTAGTCATTACCGATCTCAAGGCTAACGACGATATTGTTTTTTCAAATCCTGACCCACTAATCATTAACTTCTCAATTCCCGTGCCATTGTCAATTTGAACAAATTCAACTTCATTTTTGTCAGATATTCTAACTTCAAGTTTGAAATAACAAGAGTCTTCCATTAGTCTTTGAAGTTCTGAGTTGATTAAAGGCATCATGGTTTTCATTATAATTTTTGTGACACCATTCTTACCATAAGCCTCCAAGTAGATTTTATAAATCTTTTCTTTTTCTTCTTCCTCTTTGATTTTAACAATCATCTTTTTATTGTTTTCAATCTTCTCTTCTAACGAAGAAATGGAAACTTTGTTACCAGAAATTAAAGAATTTATTTTTGTTTTTTCTCTTTCAAGTTCTTCGAGTCTTAAATCAGCTTTGATTAATTGACCTTCAATCTTTTGATTTTCAGAGATCTTGTCCTGTATTTCCTCCCACCTTTTAAGTTTGTCTTTTAACGCGCTTATTTTCAAATCACAACTCTCAACTGAGATCTCATATTTTTCTTTAACAAGTTTGTTTTTTTCATATTCATCAAACTCCTTTTTTAACTGAACAAAACTCTGTTCTTTGACGGATAATTCCGTCATAAGTGTCGTTTTTGTGGTTTTTTGCACGATTAACCCATCTAACTCTGCAATTTTAGAATTTGTGATCGCCGCATTCATTAACTCAATACCACAGTGTTCACACTTGATCCCACCTTCTACTTCAGACTTCAATTTGTTGATTGATGTAATCTCAGTATCAATCTGAACGATCTCTTTGTAGACCTCATTATATTGTTCTTTAACCTCATCGTGTTTATCCTCATGGTAAAACTCACTTGGTTCAACAACTTTAAGTTCATTGATTTTAGAAATGTAACCTTTCTTTTCAAAATCAATCGTGTTGATTTCTTCTTGAGTGTTGGTCGGATTTAATCTACTAATTTCTTGATCAATGTTTGTGTGTTTCTTTTTCAACATATCATCACGATAGTTTTTACCTTTCGTAATTGCATCCTCAACATTTGTTAATTCTTTTTGACTTTCCTCAATTTGAGTTGTAAGTGTTTGAATCGATGTTTGGTGAGTCGTAATATCGTCTTTTAATTGTTCAGATGAATATACATTTGACAATTTTTGTTTTGAGAACTCTCCGTAGATTTCTTTTGCAACCTCCTCTTTCTTTTTCAAAAACTCAAGACCCATAAATCTTGATAGAACCTGACCTCTTGCCGTTGGTTTTGACTCCAATAACTCTTCAAGGTTTGATCCTGTTGTAAGAATTGTCATTAAAAAGTCTTCTTTGGTCCCAATTGAAGTTTTAATAAACGCTTCAGTTTCCCTTCTTTGTTCTCCTGTAAAGTTCAATAAAGTTCCGTCAGATAGTTTTTTAAAGAAGTCTAATTCGGTTTTAACATTCCATTCACCTTTTTTGGACATTTTTCTTTCAATGTTTCTAAAAATAACATAATCTTCACCATCAATTGTGATTTCACCTTTAACATAAACTTTGTCTTTGTTTGAAAATCTGTTGAATATTTCTTCAGCCTTTGTTGTCTTTGTTGTTTCGTTAAAAAATAGAAACATTAAAAGATCCACCGTTAATACGGTTTTACCTCCGAAGTTTGGTGGATCTGACTCTACCACTACAATACCATTTAATTTATCAAAATCTAATCTTTGATTTTCACCATATGATAAAAAATTTGAGAACTCAACGTTTCTAATATACCACTTTTTAAACTGAGACTGGTTATCCTCATCACCATTCATTTTGTTTTCAACCATTTTGTTGATCCCCAAAATATCATCAGTCTTATCTTTATGTCCTTTTGATTCAATGAAGTTCTTTAATAGATCCAATTGGTAATTTGCATCGCTAATGTTCACTGAAACATCAATTGATTGCATTTCTTCAGTTTGTATTGTTTTAGCTTTGGTTAAAACATTTACATTAGTTGTGTTGTACTTTTTTGAAAAGTAATGTTTTACACTTTTGATTTTATCTTGTGTAAAGTTTTCGGGCAAATCTTCCCAAACAACTTGTATAATTGGGTTTTCATATAAAGAAAAGTCCAAATCTTTTATCATGATTTTGTAATTGAATATTTTTGGTGGATTGAATAAATCCATTTTATTTTTCTAACTCAGAAATTTGGTCTTCAACAGGTGATTCTTCTTCAACCATTTCTTCAAACTCGTTTACTGATATTTGATTTACAGAAAGAAATTCAGGATTTTCTTCTTTAAACGACACATTACCTTGAAATTCTTTGTTGATCTTTGCCGACTCCTCTTCATTTGGTGTAAATTTGAATGCGTGGTCGATTGTTTTGTGTTCAACGACTTCATAATTTATGTCGTTTCCTTGAACTTCGATCTTCATTTCGTCATCTTTTAATTTCTTCAATTGTTCTTGTAATAAAAGATCAAATGCTTTTTGCATTCCTGATTTTTTTTGTTTAATTTTTGCATTTCTTTTTGCAACTTTTGCTCTGTGTTCTTTTGCCTTTTTACCCATTTTATTTATTTTATAATTTTTACAAGTTTTATTGAGGTATAACCAGTAATACCATTTTCAAAAATTTGCACAACTTTTTTTCCACCTAAGAATAAATCATCATAAAAAATAATTGATTCTTGGATTGTATCCGAATATACAAACTTTACTTTTTTCATTTTGGTCTATTTTCTTCGAACCACTCAACTACACTGTTAATGGCCCATACGGCACCTGCAGACAACATTCCATCAAAAAATACTGAAATAATTTTATGAAGTCCAACAAATTCGTGCCATGGTGCAAAAAGTGTTAATGATAGGAAAAATCCTACCCATGTTGATGTACATAAAACACAGGATATTAATCCCGATAAAAACTTTCCTAATCCATGGAATGCATACCATTCAGAGTTACCCCATTTATGAATCCAATTTCTCAATCCATTAAAGATTGATCCATAAACCAGGATGTTTGTCATTCCGTAAGCTGCGATAATCCACATTAATATAATCATATTCGTCTATTTAGATTTGATCCCCTCAGAAGGTAAGCCTGATTTGGTACATTCAGAAGTTCTCGGTTTATTTTTTCTAATTCTTTTATTTGTTCATTCTTTTGTTGTAACTCACTTCTCAGAGTTTGTAAAGTTTCTTGAAGTAACTTTACTTTTTCGTTAAGTTGTTTTTCTAAATTTTCGTCACGAACATACTCAATATTTGTGATCACTTTTTCAACAGGAACCTCAACAATTTTTTCAACTTCTTTGATGACTTCAACAGGAACTTCCACTCGTTTTTCAACTATTACTTCTTTTTCCACCCATTTTTCTTGTTCTCCACCTGTTTTTAAGTCTTTTTCACCATCATTAAGTGTTTTTCCCAAAAGTCCGTACTTCTTTATGTCATAACCTTGTTTGAAACAATCCTGTACAAACCTATTGATATCCGTAATGCCGTTATGCATACAGTAATCATAAATTTCCTTGTTATTTTTTATGTCGATTGAATACACAGGAATCTATAAATTCAAAAGTTTTTCACTCCCTTTGGTTATGTCGTCAAACGACTTGATTGAAAATTTCATAAATGGTTTTGGGTTCGGTAGATCAACATAAAAATATTCTTTTGTCTCAACATCATAAATTCCATAACCGTGTCGTCCGATACTTTCTCCAATGTTTTGTTGAATTGGTGAACCGATCATATAACCTTTTCCGGTTTTGAATTTGAACTCTTGTCGTTTATGAATATCACCACATAAAACAGCTTCAAGTCCATCGAACTTTTCAACATCATACGCCTCTTCACCAAAATTGAATCCAAGATCTGTTTTCATTCCTTGAATAGGTCCGTGAAATAAACCGATTCTTATTCCTTTTGAGTCTGTAATATCAGGTGGAATATTTCCTTGGTATTGTGAATAAACACACCAACTAATATTATCATCCTCATACACACCTCTGTCCTTATAATAAACAATATTTTTACTATTAAGTGAGTTGATTATTGGTGATAGTGCGTCCAATCTTTCAGTATTATTTACCAAGAAGTCGTGATTTCCAGGAATGATAATTGTTTTACAAATAAAGGAACATTCAGTTAAAATCCAACTAACCATTTCAATAAGTTCAGGCGTCATTTGATTTTTAGAATGAACAAGGTCACCAGTAAAAACAATCCTGTCAGGTTCCAATCCTCGCCATTGTTTAATTGCGGTTTCTAAGATTGATTTATAAAGATCATGATCTTTAAACAACCTAATATGTAGATCAGAAAAATGTATTAGTTTTTTAATCATTTAATTCTTGTCTATTTTCAAATGTAATGTCCCAATATGGAAAATCATGATCTTGGTTAGTTAATGGGTTCACAGGAACCGGTATTTGATCAAATCGATTAATTGATACTGATGGTTTTTCATCAACAACCAAATTCATTTTTTCCACAATAGGTGTGATATCTATGTGTTTGTTTTCAAGTTTACCGGTCAAATACCCTTCTAACCATATGTAAAATTCTTTGTGTGTCATACTGATTCTCTACAATATAGGTTTATCATTAAAAGTCTTATTAATTTAAACTCTTTTGCTCTGTTTAATCTCAAACCATAATTTGACGCAATACTATTCAAGTAAGGTAATGTTTGAGATATTGTCATTTTACCTATTTCCATTAGTCTATAAATAATTCAAAATCACCATTAACGTGTCCACATTCGTTACACATGTATGTTGGAAATGGAACGATCGTGTCTTCATGACTTCCTGTTAGTAATTTTGGGACTTTTTTTAACATCGTTATTTCTTTAAAAAACTTTGACTCACATTTTTCACATTTGATAGTTTGTTGTTGTCGTAAGTCAATTTTGGGTCTAATAATTTCGTCGCTCATAATTTTTTTTATTTAAAATATAGTTTATTTTTTAAGTTTAGTCAAATATTGTTTCATGTCCATTTCAAGAATTGTATTCATAGTTTTCTTAGAAACTCTGTGTTCATGGTATTCTTTTTTATCGGTTATTAATACAATAATACATCCCAATAATTGAATGTCCTCGTATTTAGTTCCTTCCAACATCTTCAACAATAATTTACCATAAAAAGGTAATTGAGTGTTGTAATGACCAAGAGCGTTATCAAATAGATCATGAAATGGTGATTTCATTTTTTTTGTGTATTGTGTGGTTTCAAAGTTTTTAGGTTTATTACTTTTCCAATCTGTTATTAAAATACCAACTTTGCCGTTTGTTCCAATAACTAACCAAACCTTATCGGGTTGACCTGTATATCCAAGTTCAGGATGACCTAGCACTATTTCCGTATCGATCAACACACATTTTCTTTCTTTCAAAAGATCAATATATTTTTTACCTGCAACAATCATAGAATCGCTTTTGATGATCTGTTCAGCGTCACATTCAAATATTGGTTGACGAACTTCCTTTTCAATACCAAACTCTTTAAGAGTATGTTTCTCTAAAAGAAAGTGACAACGAGAACCAAGGTTAGTTGATTTTCTACCGGCTTCAGCCCACTCTTCCATTAATCTTTTAGCTTCATCTATATCCCAACCAGCTTTGTTAAACGCCGCTTGTTCGGTTGGAAACTCATCATAAAATAATTTCATTACTTTTGAAACCGATGGAAAATCACTTCTCAACTCTCCATCTTGATCTAACATCGTATATGTATGAGTTTCTTCATCAAATGTAAGTTGGAATTCTTTTTGTTTTTGAGATATGATATGTCTGATTTCTTCTGCTATTTTTTTTAAATCCATTATCTTATTATATAATAATATTCATCTTTTATTTCACCCCTAAGATCTGCAATATCCTTTTCGTCGGGCAACTTTATTAATTTAATTCTACCCCATAATTCACCCCCATTTAATTCGTGATATAATTTTACACCATCTTTAAACGCATCCCCATCCAAACAAATAATAACATCTTTTTTACAATTTTTGTATATTGTTTCAAATAACAGTTCTGACATGTGTTTTCCAAGCATCGGTATTGCATTATCTAAAAACAATCCGTCAAAAGCCCCCTCCACCAAAAAAATATCTTTGTTCCAATCAATCATATTTTCCCAAAATATAATTTTTTCTTTTTCTGCTTCAGGATTTCTATATTTGGCCCGTGACATCGGATCCCAACTTCTTGCAATATAATAGTTCAATTCACCATCAATATTATATGATGGAATAACAATTCGACCTGCGTGGTCTCCTTTATCACAAAAACCAATTTGATATTTTTCAATCATATAATCGGTTATTCCCCGATTATATAAGTAATTTATGGCTGCCTTTCTGACAGGATAAACAGGACTGGAGTCTTTGAATAGGGTGTATCTATCAGGTAGTCTTAGTTTTTTCTTGGATTTTTCTCTTTTAACTACCGTCTCAGGTTTTAATACTTGATATAGTTTTTTTTGTTTTTTATTTCCATATTTGTCAAATAACTTTCCGAGTGGTCCGTGAGTTCCTTCACTATCACCACACGACCAGCAGTGATAAACGTTGTCTATATAATTTACTTCTAAATTATGTTTATTTCTATCGTCATCACACACGGGACAATTAAAACTGATTTGACCACGATTGGGGTAGTGAAGTCCGTGGTCACCCAAAACATCTTCTAATAACTCAACTAATGCTTCATTTTCATCCATCAATTACAATATAGTCATAAACTTTTTATCAATCAACTACACAAAGTTTTATCATTTTTTATATTTATTAGTGATATGCCAACACAAATTACTGTTAATTTTTTGGGTGGTTTACCTCCATTCAATATTTATACTTGTGACACAGGTTACACGACTTGTATTTATGTAGACACAATTGGTTTTGGACAATTACCATATTCCTTTGACCTTCCATTTGTTTTAGAGGGTATGTCTTCTGTTGGAGTAAAGGTAGTTGACAGTAATGATTGTGTTGCATCAAATAATTTAATAATAGAATATGACTTGTAATAATTTAGGAGTATTTGCACTTGACACTTCAGCTAGTCTAAATCTTTGTCTTTCGGCCCAAACAAATGATGTTTATGGTGATAGTTTAGTATTTGGTCAGGTAGTTTATTTTGACTCCGGATGCACGATGGCTTTAACAACAATTTATTTAAGTAATGGTATTAACTTATATGAAACAAATTCTATAGGAGAAATTATTGGTATTACAGGATGTTCTTGTAATTATTTAGGAACTTTTTCATCTAGCTCAGATCCTGACGCAAGTTGTTTAGGTCCATTCACATTTGACGTATATGGTTCAGACCTGAATATCGGAACAACTCTATATTCGGACTCTGGATGTTCAATTAATTATATCACAACTTTTTTATCCGACGGTGTTACCGTGTATGGTGTTAATTTAGTCGGAGTTATCGAAACCATTGACGGTTGTTCGTGTGGAGCATTTGTTTGTGTTCATAACGACACCATTTATGACGACCAATATGAGTTTGCAGGGTTTTTCGCTGGTCAAAACTATTACACAGGACAAACAACCAATTTTAACATATTTTATTCGTTAAGTGAATCCCGTTGGTGTTTAGCACAAAACCTTGGTGATCCTTGCGATCAGTTTGGTCCTTATGGAAGTCTTTCGTCCTGTCCTGATTTCGATGACACGGTTGCGTATACCGGATTTTGTGTAACGACCACCACCACAACAAATCCTTGTGTTGATTTTAATTTTGATGCAGTTTTTGATTGTTATGTAGCACCAACTCCAACTTTAACCGCTACGAACACGCCAACTCCAACACCAACTCCAACCCCGTCAACATCTGCTATTTGTGGTGGAGTATTTATTGATGTGTCGGTAAGTGGTTACACACCAACTCCAACCCCGACATATACCCCCACTCCAACCCCAACAAGTCAAATTGAACGAAACTGTAATTTTAGTGGTGAAGTTGTATTCAATACATTTAATGAAATACTTCAATGTGCAAATAGTAAAAAATTCAAAGATTGTTTCACGGGTCAAGATTATTTTTCTTCGGATTTAATTTTAGTATCAGAAACAACTTCGAAACCTAAAGAAGGTTACGTATATAATGCAATAATAAACAATCAAGGACGTTGTGTTATTTATGAAGGGTTATTTGAAAACATAAGTGGTGTAGATAACGTAATTCTTACAAATGAAGTTGGTTCTAAAATTGATGGAGCCTGTTTGCAATGTATTCCAAACCTTTCTTCTACTCCAACTCCAACTCCAACACAGACTCCAACACCTACTCCTTCGGCAACACCATGTGTATTAGTTAGATGGTATGTTGAAAATAATAGTCCAAACTTTATTAAATATGGATATTCTAATTGTGGTGAAGAATTGACTGGCGGACTGAACGCCTTTTCTTCCTTCTATGTTTGTTCAAGTTCCACCCCAACATCAAATTCTCCCAATTTTACTGCAACATCATCTGGAACAATTTGTTAAAAAAAAAATATCGTCTTACAAGACGATATTTTATATTATTAATTTAAACGACAAATTTTATTTCCAAATTTCTTTTGACCTCATGAAACCTAAAACACAAGTGTAGGCATCTGTTTGATCAAAATTTTCTTTTTTTAGAGTGTTATTTTTTGTATAATGCCAAGTAATCTGAGGTTCTCTTTTAGCCACCTTTTCCCAAATAATTTGTTTTTTATCAACGTCTTTTGGAAAACCTCCAAATAAAACAAACTTTTTCTTATCATTTTCTTGAACCAATTCAGGAAAGGCAAATTTTCTTGAATTATAAGTTGAAATAAATTCAGGAACTATACCCAAAACATTATAAATTTCTTTAAAAATAAAGCTATTGAATCTAAGAAGAGTTTGTATTGTATAAACATTGTTGGAATTCAAAAGTGGTTCTTCTATTATCACCCTAACTATACCTAAATTTTTATACTGTTTTAGTTTTTCAGCAAATATTTCAGACTTAAGGATAAGTTCTTTTAATTTCTCATCTTCTTTTTCCATTTTGGGTCTTGGTGAAACATGTGTAAGTTCCAAAAGATCCTGACTTTGAATATCAAATAATGCCCAACCAATAGTACGGGTTGAAACGTCAAGTCCTAATATTTTAGGGGTGTTTTTTAGTTTTGTGTTATTCATTTATATTTTCTTCGAAAAAATTTTCTTATTTGAATGTAAGATTCAAAGTTTTAACTTATCAAAAGGTTCGGTAAAAAGTTTAAATTGTAAAGTTTCTGATTAAATATCTAATTTAACAACATATTGTTGAATTCCCTGTCTCAAAACTGGTGACTGCATTTTGGACATTATTAAAACGTCTTTGTTTTCATCCATGAGTGCAATTTCCGTAATGTAAGATGGTGTTCCAAAAGTCCAAGTCGGATTTTGCGAAACTATAAATTCATTCACGCTCAAATTAATTTTATATTTCATTTCGTAAATTGTTGCTTGAATGTCTGTTTCCAAATTTCCATAAAAATAATATTCATCACCAAAATTTAAATTTACTCCACTTGAACCGTTTGGTACTAAACTTACATAATCATTTAAGTTATAATAAGGTGCCGAGTAATAGTTTTCCGAAGTGATTACGAATGTGGTCGCTGTAAGAGATTCTTGGGTTACAAATCCATTTATAAAATCATTTTGTATTTGACTTGTAAAATCTATCATCCTCCATAAAGAAGGGTCAGGTCTTACACCTGTTGGTCTAATTTGTGCTAATATTTGAAATTCTTGAGCGTAAAATCCAGCAGGAACAACACATGTTGGACATTGAGTTGTGGTAGTTGTTGTGTAAGGATAAACTGTGGTGGTAGTTGTTGTAATATTTTGAGTTGTTGTTGTAGTTGTGGGTGAATATCCAGGTTGCACTAAACATGGAAATTCACCACCAAATCTTACTGCAACATTTTTTGGTGTGTCTGGTGTGCAAATATTTTCAGTTCCCACAACACTCGTGTAATAATTACTATGTAAAGAATTTGTGAATGTATTGGTATTTGATAGTCTATAAGTAACCCATAATGTTTCTGCCCCTCCCGTTAAAACACCTGTCGTATTCGAGGTTCCACAAGTATTTGGTGTAATCAACGAAACTTGTGGTGCTGGTAAGGTCCAATTTCTGTTTGATTTATTGGATAATGCCGCAACCAATTCTTCGTCATCAATGATGATTAGTTTGGAATCAGGATATACTTTTCCAATTCTACTTGGAAAACCATTAGATTGTGCAAATGTGTCCCACAAATTATAATATCTAATACCAGTTTGATTCATCTGTTGTGATATTTTTGACTTCGTATATTGTACTTGAAATAAATTTTGATTTTCAAATCCTGGTGGATCGACCCAAAAAGTTTGTCCAAAACAACATTCAGGATTTTTATGCCACATTATTGTTGGCATGTGAAGTTTAAAATTTCTTGCTTGGCCTTGCGTATTTTCGGGATTAGTAGGATCATAAGGTTCTAAAGCAAATTTTTCACCATAGAAAAAATCAATTGTTTGATTGGTATAATGAATAATTGCAATTGCTTTTTGTTCTTCGGGTGTCACTACAATTTTTTCTTTGAAAGAATTATAGTAATAAACATCATCGGTAGAACTTTGACCCTTTGATGAATTATAACCAAAATATTCTTTTTGACCTATATAGTTTATTGAACCAAATTTTGTGTAATCTTGAAATTGAGTTGATATTAAACCAGCAGGACTTTCAGTCCACGGAATATTCATATTCCATATTTTGACATCAAACTGATCCGTATCACAAACAGATTCAAAATCAATAACACTTTTATCCCAATGTGGTTCAGGAGTAAAACTATCATATAATGGAACCATCTGTGGGGGATAAATCAAAGTTCTTGCTAAACAATCGCTTGATAAATTAGTAAAGTCAGGTGTATTTCTGTCTAATGTTAATAGGTTACCACAAACATTAACAATTTTATAAGTAAGAATTGGAAAACAACTAACAACATCTTTTACACAATCTGGTGGTTGAGGTATTGGACATTGAGCACTTGGTGTGGGTGTTAAACATGGAGTATGTGTCGGTGATGGTGTAGGTGTAGGTGACGCACATGGTTCTGACAATGTGCTTGTAGGAGTGGGTGTTGGTGTTGGTGTACTGTAAAGGGATGGTGTCGGTGTTGGTGTTGGGTAATTACTACAAACACAGTCAGTTTTTGCCCTACCATCGTAATAAATTGTTATAAAATCACCAACATTTGGGGTGTTGTTGTTTTGACCATTACAGTCTATTTTTTCAACCAAAATTTGATTTGTTCCGTTGAGAGTGGACATATTAACCACATAATTTGGGGTTATGACATACGAATTATTTACAAGGGCCTTCCAATCTATTGTAGTTGCGGTTGTATTTCCTGTAAAAAAACCTCTCATTGCCGCCCTATTATAAACAGAATCGATACCAGAGTCCATAAAAGGTATACCATATATGTTAGTTTCACCTTGATCAACCAAATAAGGATATTTTATATATTGTCGGTTTGACTCAGGTACACCCGAACTATTTTGGGCATTGAACTGTGGTTCCAAAACTACAGTATTTGTTTGGTTATAGGTTGTAGGTAATTCATCATATGTAATTTCACTATCTCCAACCGCAAAATAGACAATATTAAATCTCCCTTCAGACATTCTTTGTCTTCCTGTATCAGTTACCCTTGTGTTAACTAAACCTGATGTGTTTTTTATTATATATGCCATTTAATTGATAAATATTCTTATTTTGATTTATGAACTTGGTTGTGGTGTAGGTGGTGAAGTGATAATTGTTTTAGGATTACAACAACTACAATTATTTAAAACAACATTTGATAGGGTTAGTGAATAATATCCTGATGCCAATTCACATAATTCAATTGGTTGATTAATTATGTTTGTAGTAGTGCTCCCTGATATTACTTGACCACTTGTCATAGTTATTGTATTTACGAATTGTTTTACGATTTGTGTATTATTAATAGGTCCTGTTATACTACACGGACCACCTAATACATAAACATTGACTAGTGTGTTTACAAGTGTCATATTTCCAACACCTTGAATATTTGTGAAATTATTATATGTTGGTATTGGAATTAAATTTTGGGGGTAATAATTAAAAGTTGAATTCATTACGACATCCAATGTAATGGTAACTCCAATTGGTAAAGACGGAGCGGTTAAAACAAAAGTATTATTGTTGTAATTTATATTAAAATTGATCACATAGTTTGTTATAGGAACATTACCAACCACAATGTTTGTTAATGAACCTGTTACATTATTTGAGTCTAATACAAAAATATCGTAATTGCCAGGTGACAAACTACCGAATATTGGGGATGATTGATATGTAAGTCCTCCATTGATAGAATATTGATAAGGCATTTGACCTCCATTTGCGCTTACGGTAATACTTCCATTAGTGTTACATTCTGCATCATTTACTACAGTTGAAACCACAATTTCATAAGAATCCAAACATTCTCCTTGAGTCATTTGTAAACTCAAAACTTCGGGAGGTCCATAAATTTGCCAATTACTTAATGGTGGATATGTCGGGTCATTGTTAACAATATTTATCACAGAATTTGAATAACCGGTAAATACCCATTGTGGTGGTGTTGATCCAGTGTTCCAATAAACAACATATTGACCTGTTGATGAAGACCAACTTGGTTCTCCATTTATTGTGTTACTCGGATCTAACTCTATTTGTATTAATTCAACAGGAGAATCTGTTTTTGATGATCGTATAGTTAAAGTTGCGCACAATGATGTCAAGTCAATAGGTATAGTCGGCTCTTCACAATTACCTAATGTAGATTGAGTTATCAAATATTGTGTGTCAGAATTGAAAACCCAATTTCCCGTTGATCCAGTAGGATATAAATAGTCATTTTCGTTTAAAATGTTGTAAGGTTCCCCTTGACATTCTAAAGTACTACAAAAAACCCACATATTATCACTCTGATCCCAAAAAACATACCCCAAAAGTTCTACACCATATTGTATGATAAAATAAGGTTTTGTGTTTTTGAAACCTTCGGGTTGTGAATTTATATAAACAAGTTCGTTTTCAACCACACCAGTAAGAACAAAACACATACCAGAAAAATTTGTGGTTTCAGCAGTTAAACTACAAGTTGTTATGGCCGAAAAATCACCATAATAGTCAGTAATTGTTGCCGAATAATCTCCAACCCCCAAATTAGTTAGTGCTGGAGCAAAACTTCCAATTTCCCAAAAAATAGTATAAGGCGGAGTTCCACCTGTAACAACTAATTCTACCGCACCATCAAAAGTCCTATCTGAAGAAGGTTGTTGTGTAAAACAACTAACACCCATAGGAAATATTGTAATCACATCGCATTCATTTTTGGGTTTAACAGAAGGAATACTTGTCGGACATTGATTGTCTTCACAAATATCCGTTAACTTTAAAGGTATCTGAATTTGATCATCAAACTGAGGATAAATTTTACTACAAATATTGTAAGTTAAACCTTGTGTGATTGTCTCTACAACAATGTCGTCATTACAATCAACATATGTTATGTCTGTTGTTTGATCTGTTGATTTTATAAAATAACAATAACAGTTACAATCGCAAGTAATTCCAGTATTGATTGTAATTTCATATGTGATATCGCATTCCACAATACCTAAATCAACAACAAAAAAACAAGTATCAGGTGTTTGTCCGGATATATCAATAGAAACATAATTGAATGATGACTCACTCAAACCAGAAAAATTTGATATAATCGGAGGATAGGTTCCATCACAAGAATAAAGTATATAACAGTTTTCTACCATGTTTTAATATAAATAATTAAAAACTGTATTTTTGAAGATAAGTTTTCATATTTTCAATATATTTTATTGTTGAGCTTTTAGAATCTATATAATTAAAATAATTTATGTTTTCTTTTAATTTTTTTAATGGGTCTACATTAATATAGGAACCTTTGTAGAATTTTGTATTTTTTAAGTCTTCAGTGACTCCTGCCATATGTAAAATTGGTTTTTTTTCATAAACTTCAATACTGTCGGTCGCCCATGAAAAATCAAGTTCTTTTGTTATAATTGTTTGTTTATTGTCTCTCCACAAGTTCCACAATAAACTCCACATTTCTGCAGTCCAAAATTGAATTTCTCCAGGTGAAATTGGAAATCTTTTTTGATAATCTAACATTTGATTATATAACCCTATCGAGTCTTCATATATTTTTTCCCACAACTCGCTTGTTGTATCTTTAATAATATACTGACCTCCACCTGAATGGAGTCTATTTTTTTTAATTATATCTACATCAATTTTTACAACTTGTGCCATTTCTTCTAACAACTGATTTTTTGTTGAACTTGGGTGTTGTTGTTCGTATCTTCTACAACAATCAACAATATAGTCATAACTAATATATCCATTTGTGTCTGACAAATAACAAACGTTGTCTTGAATCATTTTTTCAAAATCGGGTAAAGTTCTAAATATTATATCTGCGTCATGCAAAAAGAATAATTTTCCGTTTTGAGGATAATCTTTTATCCACTTTGAAATCAGGTATGGTTTTATAGAAGGGATGTAATGTTTTTTTCTTCTTTCGTCAAAATAGTAATGGACGTTTACTCCCATTTTTTTTAATTCTAAAGACTCTTTGGATGGTTCTTTATTTGGGGTTACAATTGCAAAAATTATATGAATATTTGATGGATCAATTTTTTTTTCAATAAAGTTGTGAATATAAAGCTTGGTTTGCCAAATGAAGTATGGTACATCTGGTTGTGCGGTTACAAATGATAGATTTTCCATATCAAAAAAATAAATAAAAAAGCTATAAAGTGAATTAACCTACCTTATTAATTGTAACAATTAAAGATGGAATTGCGGGCACATTTCCTGAAGCCGCTTGGTATTTTATAAACAATTGATTATCAACATTACTATTTATTTCCCATTTCAACTCCACATACTCATTAGCGGTTGTCGTTTCGAAAAAAAAGTTCCAAGCAGGAACAACATAAACAGAATTTGATGGGAAACCAATTTGACTTGCACTGTTAGGAACATCTAGCCCGTTTTGGTAAAGCCAAATGTGAGCATGAGTCGCACTATTACCACCAGTTTTAACCATCTGAGCACTAAATGCTAAATTATAAACTCCTGGATTTTCAATTACAAATTTTGTATCAGCACTTAATGTAATTCCATTATTCCAAATATCTGAAGTATTTGCAGACATGGTTAATACACTCGAAGCGGCCCCCGTTTGGTCTCCAGTATCATAAAATGAACCTTGATATAAAGTTGGTGATGTTCCACCTGTGTAAAAACCAGACACATTAAATGTTCCACCTGTATTATTTGTAAATTCCACAGTACCTGTAGAATTAGTATAAGTTCCTCCCGTAACAAAAACATCTGTATAGGAATCAAAAACTTGTTGTATTGTGGCTTTATATGATGAACCGGCAGGATTTTGACTAGTGTCTCCCGTTATAACAACGTGAATGTAATCTGTTGGTGTAACACCGCTGGCCAAAGCTTGATCCGTAAGTAAAGACATTTTTTATTTATAAATATTAACTTTATTGAAAATCGTATTGATCTCCATCCATAAAAAAGAAATAATCAAATGTTTGGAATTGTTTTGATTTACCAAAATCCGCCTCTGGAGAACAGTAAATAATTTCAGAAAACAAACACCCATAACTATCAATGATTGTAAGTTGCATGGCAGGAGCTGTGTCGAATTGCGAGGGTAAATTAAAAATATGAGGTAAGGTTGATCCTGTTCCTAAATATTGACATTGATTACCATATACATCACAAGCAATGCCACTAAATGGCGGCACTAAATTAACTATTGTTGTGACTAAAACTTGGTTTGCCATTTAACTACAATCTACACAAGATATGTTATAATCAATCACTAAATTAACTTCCATTTCTGTATCTTGTAATGGATTTATAACTTGTGGTTTACAAAATTTATTAATTTCTTCACAGTTTGTTTTTATCGTAATTCTATTAGAAACTAAATCAATAGTCACGTTTGAAATTCCAACAAAATCATTCAAAATGTTAGTTATTGCTTCTGCCCACTGAATATCGTTAGGATAATCTGTTGCACCACTAGATGAATAAAATTCAGTAATAGCGGATTGTGAACCCACTTTAGCCGAAATAGAAAATGTTGCAGAGTCTATAATACAATTGGTATCTCCACTTGTTAAATCAGAAAAACCTTCTAAAAACATTGATCTAACAGTTCTTTTTGTGACTAATCCACTATCGATAAAAGTATTATTACAAACATTGTAATATTGATAATTACTAAATTTTTTTGTTCCTTGTAAAATTGCGTATTTTGTAAGACTACATCCACTTGCGTCAATTACAGTTAAACTATAAGTACCTGCGGTTAAACCAGTCACCACATACCCAACTTGTGTTTCTGCAGTACCCCCACTCCAATTAAGAGTGAATGGTGGAGTTCCTTGTGTTATAAATGCGGTTATAGATCCGTCGTTACCAACAATTGGTTGGTTAGGAACTAAATTAAAATTTACAGGTTGACTTGTTGATATGTTTATTGGAAATGTTTGAATACAATTAGGTGTTGACGAATCTTGTATTGTTAATACATAATTTCCGCTGTATAAGTTGTTAAAAACATTATATTGACTTGTGACTGTAGTTGGATTTGGACCTGTTGGTCCTACCAAAGTATAAATATACGGAAATGTTCCACCAGTTGATGCTTGGACTTGTAGAATCCCATTGTTTAAACCACAAGTTGTTCCTGTTACTTGAGTTGTGGCGCTAAATAAATTAACAGACTCAATTACTGTAGATGCAGTATAAGTACATCCTGCTGATGTGACTGTAACAATATAAGTTCCATTTGCTAACCCATTGAAAGTTTGATTAGAATTTCCCATTAACCCAACTTGACTAATACCTGTAGAACCTGAAATAGAAATTTGTAGATTCAATGCGGGACTTAATCCGCCATCAACTAAAACATTTAAAGATCCATTGTTCACTGAACATGTGGAATTTGTTGTTGTTAACTGAACGGTTGTAAAAGAATTAGGAGTTGTTAAACTTACTGAATCGTAAATTGTACATAGTCCGGCATCGGTGACTAAGAAAGAATAAAATCCTGCTGACAATCCTGTAAATGTAACTGATGAACCAAATGTTATTTCAACTTGTCCTGTGGAAGCACTAAAAAAATATGGTGGGGTTCCATCTACAATTATAAATTCTACCTCACCATCGTTACTAAAACATGTTGGTTGTGAAATTACAATAAAACCACCAGAAGTTAATGGGGGAACTAAATTAACCGTAAATGATTGTGAGGAAAAACAACCAATAGAATCAGTAACTCTTGCGATATATACACCTGCCGTTAGACCGGTAATTGTAGATCCTGTTTGACCGTTTGCGTTAGGAGACCACGTTATTGTGTAATCGACTGATGGCGATGTTAAACCTGTGATAAATATTTTACCACTTCCCGTTCCAATACAACTGGCATCATCAACAACATAACCACCAAAGGTGATACCTGATGATGGATTCAAAATGACTGAAGCGGTAATTCCAGTACATCCTCCACCATCATTGGCAACTATGTAGTAAGTTCCCGCAGACAGACTTGTGAAATCTAAATAGTTTGTGGTAGAAATTCCACTAGTCACAAGATTATTTGTAATGTCATAAAGTAAAAATGTTGAAAAACCATAGACGGATGAAGTGAATCCCGTTATACTTCCGTTGTTAAATCCACAACTAGTATTTGTAGAATCAATTGTGGCGGTTGTTCCTGTTGAAATATAAACTGCATTTATAATCGAAGCTGACGTACCGTCAGTTATTTGTAAAAAGTAAGTTCCACCTGATAAACCAGTTACACTATATTCGTAAGGTGCGGTTAGCGCTGAAGTTGGTAATGGACAATCTGTGGTTATACAGTTTACTGCGAATGGGGGCGTTGATCCTGTGATACTAAGAAACAGTTCACCTGAGTTTGTATTTGTACAATCACCTGTTACGCTATATTGTTGAATCAGAATACTCATTATTGATTACAATAGATTTCGAACGATAGTCCGATGTTTATTTCAAACTGATTAAAGTTTGGTATACAATTATTATTGAAAACGGTCACAGTTTCATCATCTTCATCAATATTATAACTGTACCCCGAAAGTTGTAAATTATTTAACGCTTCAGTTAATCCATTAACCCAATCTTGATTAGTCGGAAGATTGAAAGGTCCAACTCCAATAAAAAATTCATAATTTGTAAGTACAACGCCATTTAATCTCAAATCCGCGTACCATGTAGAAACTACAGTATTCGGTAAACATGTTGCCGGATCCAAAGAATTATTAGAGTAAAAACTATCTAAAGTAGAATTTAACACAGACCCCATCGAGGTAATGATTGGGTTATCATTCCAAGGATATAATCCACATATAACTTGTTGAACTGGGCAATCGTAAACAAAAACTTGAGTAGATAGTGAACATGGTTTACATGGTACGGGAACAATTTTGCACCCTTCTTGTCTTCTCCATACAAACTTTTGTCTATGAAAAATAGAATTTTCCAATTTTACACCTGTATTCCAAATAGTTGTTGCAGGAACCATTTGTTCAACCATTCTGATCCAATAACTTCCCATACCATTGATATAATCAATCATAGTTTGATAGGTAAAATTATCGTTAGTAATTCCAGCTTGTGTTTGTGATTCTAAATATTTCCAATATATAGATTGGAGTGTTGGATACCCTCCTGTTTTGCCGTCCGTTATATATTGTCTATTTCTAGTGTTCACCATGTTTCTCCAAAAAGTTTGGGCAAATTCAAAAAAAGTTTTTTGTTTTGGTTTTGGAATAATCGTTGTCCAATCTATACCTCCGTATCGTGGGTAGGGATTTGGTACGTTACAAGGCGTATCTGGTGTATAGAAAAGACCTTGTTCGGGGATTGGGTAATTATATTGTCGAGACATTGTCCAAACATCATAGACTAACCCTTGTGCGGGATTCATCATAATGTCCACATTTTTAACGTTTAATGTTAAACATTCTTCACCAACAGAATAATAAGCCGTAAATCCACCATCTGATGCAAGTCTTAGTGTTGGGTTTGTATCTACCCAACTTTTTTTGTTGTCACTGATTCTTCTTAGTTTATATCCCAAATTCATGTATGGAAAATTTCGATACAATTGAAGATATTCTTCACCGTAATTAAAGGGTAATAGTTCTGTTTGAAAATTGGGGTTGTTACCTATAAATATTTCATTTGTTGGTGGTGCAAACTCAGGCATTCTATGATCCGGTGTTGATTCGAACCAACCTCCACCTATTTGGAAAAAATACGATTCTGTTGGGGTTGGCATCTTCGGACATCCAAAATCATCAACAGGATAATCTTCTCTTGTTGTTAAAACTGTTTGGTTTGCTAGTGTTGTTGTAAAACCAGTATATTGGATTCCTTGTATAGAAAATGTGTTGTTTGTTTCAAGTACAGGGAATTGTTCAGTATATGTCCCTCCAGATAAACTGAAAAACTGTTTTTGGAATTCAGACATGTTGATTCTTTGGTCGGCAACATAAATGTATTCGTTGAAATCTATCAGTGCTTCGGGAGCCCCCACCATTCTAAGCAAACATTCTATCGATTTACGAGTACCTTTAGACTTAAATAACCACGCCGAATTTATAATTAAATTTCTATAAAATTGATAGTTTATTTCTTCAGGTGTTGGTCCTATTTGTAATCCAGGAAATGTGTTTGGTTGTGTTGTAAAAACCGCTTGTAATAATTCTTCGTTTGAAATTGGTGAAAAGTTTGTAACCCATCCTAATGTTTGGGCCAAATTTTTAAGAAGTTGTGATGGTATGTCATTTTTGACAGTATAATGAACACTATTAATATTCCCCAAAGCAGAAATGAAGGACTTTGTTTGATCAAAACTTCTACCATAAATTTGTAACAATTTTTCAAATTTACGATCAGGAGTGTCGAATTCTTTTAAGGCTCCGGTTGTTAAAAATCTTGATATAATATTTGTATTATACGTATCCAAATTAATTGCAAAATCATTAATTTTGGTAAGATAATTATCAAAAACTTGGGATTCAATATCTAAATTCCACAATCCACTTTTTGGAAATGTTGCAAGTTCGGTGGTTATAGTAAAAGTTCCGTCTTCTTGTTCTCTTGGAACCGTAAAGGTTGCGGTATATGCCGGTGTTATATTTCTATTCAGTAAAAAGTTTTCTACTGGGTCAAACTTTAGGTTGAAGACTCTGTTAACTTCAAAACTATTTGGTCGAATAACCAAATAGTCGTATGAAATACTGTCTCCATTAAATGGATTACCATCAACTATTATTTTCAAAGACGTAGAATTAGTTGTTGTTGGGTATAAATAATTTATTGGATATTCATTTCCATTAACCACTAATACATATTTTTTATATTCCAACTTCATGTTTCTTAGAATAGAAATTTCCATTTCATTGAACAACATATTGGTTTCTGCGTTAACTGTGTAATCTATATCAAATGGGTTTCTTATCGATGTTATTAATATTTCTAAAGTTGTATCATTTTCAACTGAGTCATAAGTTACATTAAAAGCGGTCTCTTGTGTAATAAATTTGTTAGTAGTTGGAGAAACTTCTAATCCTGCGGGAAAAAAATTTATTATTTTGGTTATTGATACTGAAAATCTTTTAACCAAAGATCCATACTGTGTAAAATTAGTAACTTGAGATAAATCGTAGTTAGGATATACTCTGTAGTTGTTTGCCAATATTTCAGCGGCCTCAACATTGTTTTCAATATTAATACCTTGTAAATTTATAGGATCCGAAAAAGTTCCAATATTAAATTTTCTGGTTTGTTTTTCAGAAATATTTGTGGTGAAGTTAAAATTCGCTTGCGTTAAACCTCCTCCAGTTACTAACTGAACTCCAACCAAATTATTTGAAAATTGATTGGCGGCACTACTCTGAGGGGGACAAGTAAATTTATTAACCGCCATTAAGGTGTGATATTATTAAATGCCTTAGAGAAATCAATATTGTCGCCTCGGTTTTCTCTTACCTCATAGAGTAGAGAGTTGAATTGGTCTTTGATTTCATATAAGTTATACTGTTGATAAATATTATTATCAGCATCGTAAATTGTATAGATACCGTCTTCAATTGACTTAGTTTGGTTTCCATATAAGGCAATTGCAAGGGTTGAAATGTCTTGGTCCACAATTTCAATTTCTGTTGAAATTGGATTAAAATATGTGTTTGTTATAATAATATTTTGATTAGGTTGTCCAATGAATGGAGTTGCGCTTGGTTTGTTAGTAGGGGAAGATGATGGTGATAAAGTACAAAACATCAAATTTGTTGCACCCTCCACATATCTATATCTAATTGATTTTTGAATTGTGTTGGTCAAGTTTTGAATAACCGGTTCGCAGTAAAAAGATGAAGTTATTATTCTGAAAAAATTTGGAATTTTAGTCCCGTCTGAATTCAGATACTCAACTCTAAATCCAACAAGACCTTGATTTATAAATTTATTTCTGTATTCAACAGGAACATTATTAAGATCAATTACAATTCCTTTAACATTAGGTAATGCAGACAAAACTCCACAATCAGTTATTGTTGTTCTGATTTGTGCTGGTCTTATCATAAGTGTATAAATTCCTAAACTAGTGAATTGATCTGCGGGTAATTTTAAACTGTATAATCCCCCTAAAACTTCCACAGTATTTCCACCAGTCTCGTTGTTGTTAAAGTAGGGTCTTAAAACATCTTGTGCGTTTAAAGTGGTTAAAATAAAGTTTTCCGTGTCATCTCTTGATGGTGTATAGACCATGACAATTTCTACGTCCTCGGGGCTCACGTCTGCCGGTCTTATTGTCCCATAATTACCTGTTGCCATTTTTTTTTCTTTTTTTTAATAAATATTTATGTTGATATTTTTTCGATGTTAAAGTATTTGTATCCATATTTTTCCAAATCACCTACATTATCAACTTCACCAATTCTTTGTATATTTTCGAGTGGGGTGTATTTACCCCTTTCTACAAAGACATTAGTTATAATTTCGGGTTGATCAATAACATTAATTAAAGCCTCATTTTTTGTTAGAGCACTCAACACGATGTCACCAGGCGCCAACCCATATGAATCTGTTACATATATTGTAAAATCTTCATAATCTAAGTATGTTATTCCATTAATCGTATAGGCAGTATAAGTATTAGATTGATTTGGTCCCCAAAACGTTCCTATTGCACCTGTTGTTCCAGTTACTTGTAACCCTAACTTAAATTTGCCATCATACAAATTTGATTTTGGTCCAAATTGTGATAAATCATTTACAGTCGATACAGTTAAACCTGTGATTTGGAATGGAACTGTTGTGTAGTTATATGAATAATAATCATTAATATTTGTATTCGAATCTCCTGTGAAAATATAATCGTAACTTAACGGAGTGTTTGCCCAACTACCTCCCGCAGGATAAAATGTTATTGTACCATTAGGGTTTGAGATTGTTACATTTGTGAAAGGAATATTGATTTTTTTTTGAACTTTGGAAATGCCCCAAGGCGAGTTTGCCGTCAAAGTTATTGTGTAACTTGTTTGACTAAGAGGATAAGTATGTGTAATTGGAGTAATGCCCAAAACTAATTGTGTTGGGGAACCGTCACCCCAATTTATTGTGTAAGTAACTAATTGTAAAAATTTTATCAACTCCAAGTCAGAAGTGTTATAGAATGTATAAGTATAAGGGTTTAATGTGGTTGCAGTAACAATAAAATTGTTCAACACGTCGAGTTGTAGAATCATTCCGTCTGTTGGGGTATAATAACCCAAATCGACAGTAGATTCGGTAAACATTATATTAACACTCAAACCAGTTAGAAATGAGGTTCCTCCAGTGTTTCCTGATAATATATACTCCATTGGAAGATAAACTCCCGTTGTTCCTGTTGTAGTCGCACTGATTGTTGTTGCGGTTAAACAACATGGATCTATAATTGTTGTGATATCGGTTTCGCCTGTATACGTTACGTACACTAAATCACTTTTAATGTTTTCGGGAGATACTATAAAATTATATTGTTGAAGTTCCATTATGGGTTAACGTATTCATACCACTTTATCGGTGTTACTGAATCTCCAACTCGCAAATTTGTTGAGGTGGAGAACACTTCATATGTTTTAGTTGAGTAATTCAACTTATACCTATAATAGAAATAATCAGAATTATTGAAAGTAAACTTGTTTGGTAATATTAAATCTTGTTTGGTATTAGTCATTTGTTTGAATGTTCCTATTCTTGCATCAAAAAATTTTGCGGTTACAAAAAATTCATCTATATCTATAAAATTTTTACTTCTCAACCAATAGATAAAAAAACCTTCTTTATCACCAATAAAGTCCAAAATCATCTGAGGTTTTTTAATATCGACTTGAGGAACTAAATTTGATAATGTTGCAACTTGTGTAGTTCCTTGTTGAACTGGAAGAATTACTGATAAGTAAATTTGTTGTTGTTTTTCATCTACACTATCATAAAAATCCAACTTAAAAAAAGATTTTGTAAATGGTTTAGAATAATAATAAATTTCACTAACACTAAATCCATTATTGAGATATGAAATCGACCAATTACCAACTGTATTTGCGGTTATAGGTTGTGAATAATCATAAAAATAAAAATCATATTGTATCGAGGTGTTTTGGTTTGGAAATATATTTTGTGAAAATCTTGCAATTTCAAAATCTGCGGCAGGTCCAATGACTTGATCAATAACTTCAACTTCATATTCATCAATCGCCTGATCTTTACCTGTGAAATCCCACTGCATATTGATTGGAACGTTGACATAACCATCGATACTACTTTTTACTATTTTAATTCTATTCGCATTCATCGGATAAAGGATCTGCTATTGTTGTAATGTTTAACGGTATTGAACCTGTAGTTGCGTAATCATTAGGGATATTAAATAATTCTGGCGTAATTCTGAATATTGTATTTTTGTATGGATAATGTGCATCATTTAAAAAAGGATAATCTACCCCAATACCATCAGTATCAATGTACCCATACGGATATTTATCTCTCCACCTAAAAAGTGCCGCTAACGTTGAGTAATAAGAATAATCAGGTATTCCAACAACGTTCAATGCATTTCCTTCTTCGACATAATCTGAAAAAGCCGCAATTTGAATTACACTATGTGGTTGATAAAAATAACCAGGTTGATTGGTCGGCGTGAAATCAGTAAATAAGGTAAACCAATTTGTATTATATTTTATTTTGTGTTGATATTCCGAAATAACCCTTTCAAATTGATTATAGTCATTCCATTCACAAAAATCTCCATCTATTGTGTCTCCTGATTGTAAAAAATTGTTATAAAAAAATGGACCTGACCCAATTAGCGAAACATAACTATTTTGTCCTATGAAAGGGTTCGAGTTTATATTATTGTCATCCCACCAAATTTGGGGTTTGTTGTTTTCTAAAAAAGTGTTAAAATACCAACCTTGTTTCAAATTTCTAGTCCACCCAAAATACCCTCTCCAAATTGTAGTAAAAAATAATTCAGATAAAGGTCTCCCTTGATTGTCACTTAATCCTTGTATGTTAACATCACAATTGAAGGAAAGGGTGTATGTTCTACTTCCTTCTTTTGTTGAGGTCCTGTTTCGATTATCTGGTGTTAAAGCGTCGACCTCACATTTTACTTTGTCACCATATATGTTTCTTTCAAACCCTGCATTTGCAACTATTGCGCATTCAGGATTTGTAAGAATTCTATGTCTTCTAACATAATACTTACTTATTGTGTCTGCAGAATTAACAGCATTAATAATTCTTCTGAAAGTTCCTTGTTGATTACTGTTAAAAGTTGTTCCAGTATATCCAATATTTTTTATATTAAATATAAATTGGTCTGAACCTGTTCCCGAATTTCCCAAACTTGCCACTTGAAATATTTGAATTCCATTATAATTGATTGTTAAATAAACATATTCACCAACCTCCAACCCATGTCTAACGGGACATTTGAATGATATTTCATTAGTATTGTTATTATTTCCAACAATTACATAGAATGGAATCCCATCAGATGCCGTCCAATTCCAAGTAATTTGTTTTCTTGGTTCAGAAGCAAACAATTGTTTGTTATAATCATTATTGAATGCGTAACTAACATAATGACTCCAATTATAAGTTGAAGCGCTAACGTTTTTGAAGTTTAAATGATTATTAGGTGGTTGAGTGTATCCTACAACATTGTTGTCTGTTCTGATAAAATCGAATTCAAAATATTGTGGAAATCCACTCCAAAGAACTAAAGGGTTTATCGGTGGGTTTGGAATTAATCCATTAATGTTGGCATTACCCGATGGGTAATACTGTGCGGCATTTTCAACCTCGTTTGTGTAGTATAAATTATTTCTGAAAGGTATATATTTTGTGGCTCCACTCAAACTATTTTCAAATAAAATTGTATATTTTGAAACAGGTCTAAAGACTGTTGACGCTTGTCGTTCTTCATCAAATACTGTTGCTAAATTAACATCTACACTCCTATCATATTCGATTAGATTTCTAAAACTTTGAGCAAAAGGCACGTTCAAAAATTGATCTTGTTTAGGTGCGGATTTGAATCTTTGCGTTGAAAGAATTATTTTGGTTGAAGGGTCTACAGTCATCATTGTTCTTCTACTGGTACGTAAAGTTTATAGAATCTATTGATTGCCGTTTTACCATTATTTAATCCAAAATAGAAGTGATATGGTGCACCAACCACAACCGCCTGATTAGGTGTTCCTAAAGGTTGTCCAAAATTTACAACAGTTGGTGGAATTAATGGTTCTGGAACTCCAGCCAAAGTATAGTTTGCAATATAACCCAAATAAGTTGTACTTGTTTTATATTTTTCTCCCGGTGTTGTGAAATCTAAATCTTGATAATTTTTCTTAAAAAAACCTTGTCCTATGATATCAGTATACCAATTATTATCTTCTGTTCCGAAAATATTCTGATTAGGATTACTTTTTTTCAAACTCCATTTATAGTGGGGAACTTGTTGTGATTTAGGATAACCAAAGTAGTTTTGAATTAAAGGATTAATTGAGTATGTTTCAATTCCTGGGGATTCTATTTGTCTATATCTCAAACTTTCTTCAGGAGTTTGAAAAAACAAACCAAGTACAGGTTTAATTTCCGCACCAGAAGGTGGGTTAGAGGGATAATAGTTGTCACCAAAGAAAATATATGAATTTGCATTAGGTCCTTGTAAATTTTCAGTTGTAAAGGGTAGAACTTTCCATTCAGAGTTGATTGACAACATTTGAGCCCAATCTCCATCAATTCTATCTCCACCTCGATTACTGTTAAAAAACTGAACAATTCCTTTTCCTTCAGAGTTGTTTCCACCATTACTGATAGGTATGATTCTTTGTCTGACTCCTTGATTTAATATTCTAGATAAAAATCCTAATTGGACTATATCTGCGTTATCTTGGTAAGATGTTGGCTTTAACTGATCAGCATAATATGATGCTCCATCAGTTCTACAACAAATTTCATTAATAAAAGAATCTCTCGGACCTAAATCCACTAATGTGGTTGGGAATTGTATTTGTCTTTTATTATAACCATATCCGGGATAGTTTATTAGAGATGAGGGAATGTTGGGATTTGGGGTCGGACTTGCCTTTCCAATAAATTCTTGGATTGTATTATTCCAAGGTGAAGACCTGTAATAAAAATTATTATTTATATCATCAAATATTATTACATCTTTACAATATGAATAGGTTGGTGATGAAGGATTTATACTAAATTGGAGTCTTTTATTAAAGTTAAACATATATAGAACTCCGTTTATCCAATTGTTTTGAAATACTTGTGCGAATACACCCCTACAAGCGGCAAAATTCATCGTAAATCTAACTTTCCATTCTAAAAACAATCTGACATCATCATCGTATTGTGCAACATATCTTTTGTTCAATAAACAGTAACATCCATTAATCATTCTATTTGCAGGAATTGAGCATTGTCCCGCAGGTAACACACCAACATTATTACCCGAACCACTATAACAAGCCAAAGGAACCATTCCCTCGCAAGTTAAAGTATTAGTCAAACCTGATGTGATATCATCTTGATCTTGAGATTCACCATTCGGTAAATCTAAACCTGTACTAATTGTGGGTGGTGATAGTACTCCTCCAATAGCATAAAATGCAAAATTATTATTTTGATGTAACGCATATCCTGTATTAATTTGTGCACCATTTTCTGTTGCGGTAGAAGTTGGTAATCTGTCACTTCTCATAACTATTCTATTAGAGTTTGAGAAATTAATTTCTGATAATGAATATGTATAGTATGCCGGTGAATATGTAGATACAAGTCCTGCTTGAGCTATGAAATATGGGCCATTTATTGGATGATTATAATATTGTTGTTTTTGACAATTTTGATTGCAACTACCACCACTATCCGTAAATAATTCAACAGGGAAACTTACGTTTGAATTCCATCTCATATATGTGCCCCCGACAGTATAAAAAGAAAATGGTATTGCCGGTAAAGATTGAGAGTTGATAAGTGTTTGCTGTAAATTTAAAGTGCTATTAGTATTTGTATTGAAAAATCCTGGAAATGGGGAATAGTTATTACTTAGTGTATCGTCCGTGCTTAAATAATAATATGGTAAGTTGGATGTGAATGCGGTGTAGGATCCCGAATCGGCAGTAAAAGTGTATGAAGGAAAGTATAAATTATTAATATTATTTGTTGATGTATCGTGTTCTCGTGGTTTTACTCCAGTTGGTAGTGCTTGTATTGGTATATTCAAATAATACTGTCCTTGAATATTAACTTGGTTATAAGAGTTATAACCAAAAATACGAGATAAATCGTAGTTTATAGTTTGTTTTGGTGTGTTTGGATCCACACCTCTAACAAAGATACAAACTTCGTAGTTTTGGTAATCACTCATGTAAGTAATATAATCCGCAATTGTTTCAGTAATAAAACCAGTGAGATTACAGTTTGGTCTTCTGTAATTCATGTTATGATATAAATAAGTTTCAGGAAAAAAACCTGAAAGTCCTGTTGGATTTTTTATATTGTTAAATTCTGAAATTGTTATTCCTGTTATAAGTTGAAAATATTCTAAATCAGGATTGAATTGTAGATATGATTGTTCAACGGCAGGGTTACCGTTTACGGGTAATTGACTGACTTGCGGAGTATTTATAACAATTGTTGCCGACAGTGACGCGGTTGGATTCGAAGGATCAGCGTATGAAACTGTGGTTGATGTTATTCCAGTTGTAGTTACACCAGTGATTGCATTATTTTGGAATTGGTTTAAAGTTGCCCCTGTCAAATTAATCGTTCTTGATATTGGACCACTATTTGTTGACAAAGGATTTTGAAATGTTAATAGATTTCCCGAACCAATTTGTGATGCGCTTCCTGCGTTCATTAGTATAACAACAACTTGATCTTCAAAAGGAGTGGAACCTGAAGTTGGGTTTACAAGTGTTTTGATTTTATTTACACCTGAATTAACTACGTTTGATGTTCCATTGTAGAAATATTTATCTCTTGTGTTAAATTCGTTTAGTATTTGGGCTAAAGTTATTGCCGTAGGGTAAGCAAAAAATCTTCTATCAGACAAATTATTACCACCTACTTTTCTAGCGGAAAATAAAAAAGGTTGTGGTGATTTTAATAAATATTTTTCATTCGATATGTATTTGTTCGGATCTGTAGATGACAAAACATCATATCCCGAAAACATTCTTTGGAAGTCTAAGACGGCTCTGACTACAACATCTTGTGAAATATCATCGTTAGTAATCAAAGTTGTGAATGATTCAAATAAAGGATTAAGACCTCCGCAGTCATAAGGATCATTTCCGTTTGCATCATTTTCAAAATTTGGATGACTTATTACGTAAGATTGTGGTGAATTCAATGGGGCAATTAGTGAATTTGGTTGAGTCACCGTTAAGTCAAAACCACCAGATCCACTTCCACTCAATCCATTTTGAGCGTCTTGGACTTCTTGTTGAATTGTGTTTTCATCAAAATCATCATCCAAACTAGCGTTACCACATTGACACTCACAACTTGTACAATCTGGATATGCAATCATTGGCAGTCCTATTCTTGGGAAATTATCTATTCTACCATTTTTAGTATTGTTGATAAAAAATTTTGTATAAAATATTGTAAATGCTATACCAGCAGCCACTGTTGCTAACACATAGAGACTTTGACCTATAATTTGTAAAATTGTCGCTACTGAAATTACTGGACCCCCTAAGTTTACATCCGTTAAACTTAAAATGTAATAAGCCAAGTCCACACCAGCCTTTACACCCATTGCAACTATAAAAGGACCTAAAAATAATAACACATATTTTAATATTGGCCAAAGAAGTGCAATCAAGTGTGCCACAAATAACAAGACAAGTATTGGAAATGTGAGAATGTTTATAAGAATGTTGAAAATAAAAAATATAAAATCAAAATTTCTTATAATGTCGTTTACTGGAAATGTATTTACCGTTGATTTACAAGTGCGATTGTCTATTTCTTTTATACCCAAATGTTTGGCTCTTCCAAAACCATTTTTGTATCTGTCAAGGAACATTGCCGTGGTATATATTCTGTTATATTGGAATTCATAGAAAGTATCTTCACAATCTATAGCTTCTTGGACATTTACATAATCATCCCAATCAGTACTAAATGCATAAGAACGATAAACATCAAACAATGATTGTGGGTATTGTTTAAAGTTTATAATTTGTGGTTGTGATGGATCTGTAGGATTTGCAATAATTTGAAGTGTGTCTCCAACATTTAATGCAATCGCATTCAATGTTCCTGTGTATGGAACTCCATTTATATAAATTACATATGATGTTACATTAACTGCTGTTGGGTCCGCTAAACCTTGATTAAAATTTATTGTTGTAGTTGCCCCCGTTACAACTCCTATAGGTAGTGTATATGAATATGTTGAGGTTGAGCTATTTGTGAATGGGTCTTGTGTGTAGTTTGACCATCCGTATTCCTTTATATTCGGAACTAAAAAATTTGCCCTTAAAAAACTACCTTGAAGACCTTGTTGGTTTTGCCACCTAAATCTAAATCGGTACTTTCCTTTTGTAGGTATTCCTTTACTTGGGTCGTTAGATATTATTTGTTGACCAAATTCGTTGGTGAATACATAATCCAAGTTCATTGGGATATTGACTAAAAAAGTTCCGTCACTATCAATTACTTCACCACCCTCTCCAATTTGGTATTGTTCTAAAATTGGTAATCCTTGGTCATCAGAATCAATGGTCTGTCTAATTGATTGAATTATACCTGGTCCTGAGACTAACTCACATAAATTTCCAGTATTATTTTTTGGTTTACAACTCACCTTCAAAGCGTCGTCATCTGTTGTGGAAACGATTGACCCCATAAAAATCGCTGTGGGTTGGATATTAATATTAGCCAATTTTGTTAAATCGAAATCTGCCCTGGTGATTGCAACTTGACATAAATCTTGGTCTCCCCAAAATGGCACAACATCAACGTCAAAAATTAAATTTTTTATTTGCGGTAATTCTCTTAAATTAGTTGATGTTTTGTATTTTGCCCCGTCAACTTGAGACTCAGTTGCCAAACCTTGTTGGACTAAGTCTTGAGGATGTAATGAAAAACATCCTATATCAGAAAGGTCGATATCCATTACTATTTTTTGTACTCCTATCGGAACTCCAAAAATCATAAAATCTCCACTTTCATTTGTTTTAACTGTAAATCTATAATATTTGTCGTAAACTTCGATATAAGTATCACTCATTAAAACATCCGAAATGTTAGGAAAAGATCCTGTTGATTGATGTCCTCTGTAAGATGGCAATTTTGGTAATAAATTATATCTATATCCTTCCGCATTTGTGTCAGTGATTGTTTTGTAGGGATAAATGTCCGTTATTGATGGATTTAATTCATCCGCATCTTCCAACGGAATAAAAACAGATATTTTAGCATTAGGTAATCCAAATCCGTTATTCACAAAAACTCTACCAACCACAACTCCATAATCTGCACACATTCTAGTGTATACATCATTCGCCAATAACTTTAAGGATAAGACTTCAAGAGATTCCCAATCTTGTTCTAAATTCACGTTGATATACTTATCACTACCAACTTCGGTCCTTATTCTGTATGATTTAGGCATTAAAAAATCGTTTTTTCATAAATAGTTTATTTCCCATTTTCATAGAAAAATAGTCCGATTCGTAAAAAAATAAATCACTAAGAAAAATTAACCGATTTTAAGTTTAAAACTCTAATATTAATATCTTTGTTGGGAAATCTTATTTGGTATATTTGAGTAGGGGTTGCAAATATAGTATCGGCCGTAGGTTGAATTTGTTTTGTCAAAGGATCCGAGTACGGCATTGAAGTTTGTGCTGAAGAATACTGTCCTCCAACTTGATTAAAAAATAAAATATCAGAAACACTTACTACTCCGTTTTCTGACTGAAGAAGTCTTCTGATTTCAGAAATGTTAACATTCTGTCCTAATTGAATTACTAACGGATTAAAATATTCTGAAACAATCTGAATTGCCTTTGTTATTAGTGCCCCTTGGTTTTGACTGTTATCAAGTACAAGATCTACTGTTACACCCAAATCAATTGTTTCTGCTGCTTCCACAGATATATAATCATTTATCATTCTATAATTCGAAAGATAATTAGCAATATTTTGTTTAAGAGTGTTTGATACCACATTTGATAAACTACCTTCAGTATCATAAGACAACATCTTGATTCTTATTTTATTGTTTTCTTCGGTAATTGCAACTTTAGCCGGTGCACCAAATTGAGATGGCATAGTCCTAATCAAAGAATTATAATCATTAACTGTAACTGCCCTATTCTGCGCCGCAAAATTAAAAGAAACCATGTTTCTTACATCTTCAGTGGTTGGTAAATTAGCACCACCAATAGCTGCGGTAACATTATTACACTGTAAACTGTTGATAACACTTCTATTTACCGAATCCGAAGGTCCATTTACTGCAAAAGAAATAGTCCCAATTTGATTGATGGTGTTTAATCCAACATTACTAGCCAATCCTCCTCCAATTCTATATTGAACAAAAAGAGTAGTGTTGGGTGTAAGTGCCGCCCCCATGGCGTAATTGTTGGTGTATCTACTCAAATCAAATCCTTTGCCGTCTCTTGCAAATTCTCGAAGTTGCTCTTCTGCAGAAATATTTCCTCCGCCAAAAGTTAATTTACAAAAACCTTGAGGTGTGTATTCAGAAATAAATTTATTTGATGTCGTTATATATCTTCCAACTTTAATACCTGGTTGATCAGAAACTTTAGTTGGGTCTTCAACAAAAATTCTATCTTGCACCAAAGCGTCCACTTCAAACCATCTCTCAGGACCCAAACTTAAAAAATCTTGTGGGCTTGGTGTTGTTGAATATTGTGTGCCAGGTTTTAATAAAACACTTGTTATATTGAGAATATTTTTTTCAGGAAGAAACAATTCTAAATAAGGTTTAACATCATTTGGTGTTATAACTCTTTTAAACACTTTTGTAACTCCATTAACAACTACTTCTCTTTTTACAATAGTATAATTAATTAATTTTCCACTTGAGTCAAAATTTGGAATTTTAACTCTATTAGGTGATCCTTCCGCATTTATTGGTGACGCAAAATCAATATCGTAGACTGTTTCGAATGGTTGTCCCGCACCATTAACTAAAGACCCTCTTCTCAGAATACCACAATATCTCAAATCTTCTCTATCTCCAAAAGCCGGAACAGTAATCGAAAAATCTACTAATGCTACTGAAGGTCTTTGGCCTGGCACTTTCAATCCGTAAGTTCTTGCAATATTGTATACAGAGTTTTTTTGTTGGGCGAATTGTAAAACGGTTTCTTGAATACTTCTGTCTATCTGATAATTCAAATTATCTGTAACGGCAGCATTTAAATCCAACATTACTGAAAAGATACCAGCGTCGTTAAAATTTTGAACTAAATCTGGATAGTATGTTCTTGTAAAATTTATAAGTTCAGTTCTAACTCCTTGAAAGTCTCTAGCTACATATGATATTTTTTTTTCTGCCATATATCATTAAATATTTAGGATAACAAAATCTTGAGATTCAAAGGCAGAATCTGTAATTTTATAATCGATTTTAATTCTTGCGGTGTGTTCTAAATTAGCGATGTTTGTTACTTTAAACTCTCTTTCTCCTGAGCTATTAACAGTGTAACCTTTGTTTTCTAAACCAGCTGAAGCCGGTTCCACAGTTATATTTGTTACTTGTAAATTTGGCATGTAAGTTTGAACCGTATCTCGTATTTCAGATTCTATGTCGGAAAAAGTTGGTCCATCAAGAGGTTCAAAAATATATTCATATAATCTAGTACCAAAATTTGGTAAATAATATCTTGAGCCTTTTCTTGTTAGAAGTAAATGAACTAAATTTGCCCTTATTTCCGCTTCGGTTGAGTTTGTAACATCTAAATACCTTCCAGTAAAAGAATCAACAAAAGGAAAAGAAATTCCATAAGTAATACCATTTGCCATATCACATATAAATATAAGTTCAGTTTTTTTTAAGTAAAAAAAAAATCACTACCTGAGTAGTGATTTTTGTATTTGTTGAGTTCCTTTTTGATATTTTGGTTCGTAAGGACAGTGTTTACACTTGGACCCACAACAACTACCTCTTTTTATATGGAATGATTCAGTCATTACAAACCTATCATTTTCATCTTTATAAAAGTCAGGTTCAGGAGATTTTTTTGTTTTCTCCTGAACATATAACTGTTGTATCCAATCGTTTGACGCACTTACTGTCATAATTACACAATTTCACAAGCGCCACCCGCACAAGCGGCTTCACCACTAAGGTTTGTATTATCTTGTAACTCAATTACTTTTGTTAAATCAACATCTGATAATGTTTTGATTAAACGGTCAAAATCTTCTTCTGTACAATCTTCAAAAGGTGCTTGAGTGTATGTTCCACCATTATAGGGAAGAACTGAAAGTCCATTATAGAATTTTCTGTTATTCCACATCCAATCACCAACTAAATCCCACTCATTTTCTTTGATTGAAACTGTTGCAGATACGTTATGTGAATTTTGACCTCCTCTGTGTCCAAATTTTATCCATTCTTGTGATACCTTTTTGACACGCTCCAACATTTGGAATACTGACTCGTGACGAAGGATAGATCCTTCAGGTGACTTCTGTGGAATTGTAATTACCGCAGTGTCATGAGGTCTAAAGAACTCATCTTCAACTAACTCAGGATGGTTAATTGCCAAGTAAGAATAGATTGCTTCGTTTTTACCAACACGAATTCGTCTTAAATAATAATCATTATGCCAAGCGTGAATTCCTGATGATGTCCCTAATACAAGTGATGATGTCCCTGATGGTTTAACTGTTGTTGTTCTTGCCGCCTTGTTAATTCCGATAAGGTTTGCAACTCTTTCATTTTCTTCTTTAACCGCAATTGCCGCAGCTTTCATATCATAACCTAAAACAATACCTGATCCGATGCCTGTCATACCAACTCCGATAAGAGCGTCTTTTTCAGTTGTTCTTTTCCAAACATCACGAAGATAGTGGAAGTCAGTATATCCTGCTTGGAGTGTTCCGATAAATGCAGCCCCTTTAACTCGTTTTTCAAAGTCCTCTTGAGATTCAATGTCAGACGCATTTACCTCACACAAGTTACAGAATTGATATGGTCGAAGACCGATCTCACAACAATTACCTGTAACAACTTTTGATATTTGAAAACAATGTGTTTCATCATATACCGATATATCCCAAACATCTTCGTAAAAATCGGTTGGTTCGACAGATTCAACTTTAATTTGTTTGTCATCAAAAATATTATATCTAAATTCATAACAATCTAAAACCTCTTGTTTTCTTTTGTTTGTTAATTTAAAAATATTTCTGAATTGTTTTATTGATGCCGTTTCACTAATTCTCAAATCATATCTTATGTATTCCAAATCATAACCTTCCAAACTTTGTGTCGATTTTTTTATTTTAGTTTTAATTCCGTAAAACCCTAATAATTCTGACACATCTTCAGCCAATTGTTTGTGTTTTGTGGTAAATGTTAATCTTTTTTGTGTTTTTGCAATATGTCCATCAGAACTAAATAAGGCATCCACGATACCTTTTCTAAATTCTTCAGTACCCTCAGCCCAAACTTTTTTTGGTAATCCTTCACTTTTTATTAAAGAACCAAACTTTGATAGATAATCATGTACGGATTTATTATTAATACTAATTTCTTTAGTTTTTGTTTCAACCAATATAATTTGCATTTCTTCTTCTTCGGTATTAAAAGTTTTTTTAAATCTTCTATTAAAATTACCAGAAAAATTTGGGACATTTAATTTTATTGTATTTACTAATGTTTCAGTAATGTTGGATTCGTCATCATCGTCAGAAACAATCATACCATATTCGGTGTAATCTTTTCTAGTTGATGTCCATCCATCACCAACGATCCAACCACAAAGAAACCCATCGTTATATGTACCCAAATTACCATCGAATAATTTTTCTTCTCTTAAAATTGGTAATCTATCACCATTTGTTAATTCTGGTGTTTTAACTTTGACATACTTTTCACCATCCCAAACCGGCCATTCGTGTTCTGGTGTGGCGTAATATTCAGTACCGTCCTCTAATTTTAATTTCCATAATTGTTTATTTTGACCAGATAACCAACAACGAGCATCGGAAATAACACCATTCAAATTTTTAACTTTGAAGTTTTTACCTTCAAGTTCTTCGATTGGAAAAATACCATCTGTTGTTAGTACTTTTGTACCGGCTCTTAACGATGGATTAGTTCCCCAATCTTTGTCGTTCGATAAGTAAATTCCAGGTTCTCCTGCTCCTGACAACTCAATTCGTTTCCAAAGATCCATGAAGTATTCTTTGGTTACTTTGTGACGAAGAAGAACTGCCGAGTTGTTTGCTCTACCTCTTTGTGGATTTGATTCCCACCAATTTCCTGTTTTACAAGAAATCATCTCATCATCATCAGCGGAAAATAATGAAATCAAAGCCGCTCTACGAATACCACCTGCTAGTACCGCATCTGCAATATGACAAACGATATCGTGGGTTTCAATAGGTGAAAGTTTTTCACCGTCAACTTTGTTTTCAAATACTTTGGTAATGTTATGAATACAATCTTTTAATGGTTGGGGTCCAGGTGCTTTTCCACCTGAAGTAACCAATAATGCACCTTTCTGACGAATATCTGAAAAGTCAAAAATTGGTGTTGATGATTTAACACCTAAATAAGATTCGATAAGAACCTTAATTGCGTCTGCCCATCCTTCGATACTATCCCCAATTAAATATCTTCTTGTTCTACTTGGATTTGGTTTTTTAATTTCAGGTAGTTTTTCTACGTGATGTTTTTGAACTGAGAATCCAACACCAGTACCACCTAAAAGTAAAAACATTGTTTCTGAAAATGCATCAGGGTGGTCTATTGGCATGTATGCACAGTTATAAACTCTGTTGGGTGAAATTTCGATTGGTTTTCCACCAAATTGTAAAGATCTCATTGAAGGTAAGATTTTTTTATCATATACCATTTTATAAACTTTTTCAATTTCATCTTTGATTTGTGGGTATTTTTTTTGATGCATTTCTTTGTTTCTTGTCACCAATTCTTCCCACGTTTCTCTTCTGTTTTTTTCAGGAAGAAACTTTGCGTATTTCATATACACCGTGATATCACTTAATATTCTTTGCGAAATATCCATTTTAACTTTTTTTAATTAATTATTTGTTTGATTTTGAGAGTCTTTTTGTTTTCTTTTATCAAGTAACTCTCTAACTCTTTGTCTTTGTCTTTCCTCTTTTTGTTCTTCTAACCCTAAGAAAGTCATAGAGCTTTCAGTATCAATTTCAATCATAGCATTATCGAATTTACAATTTTCAAACACTATCCCATCATCACCTATTCGAGACTTTGTTATTGCGATGGTTGCCAACTTTAATTCTTTTTGTTGCAATGTTTTAGCCACCGAGATAATAACGTGTCCGACTTGTGCCTTTTTTATTGATCCACCCATTTGGTCTGTCGTCACGACTTCTGAAGATATTGATGACCTGTTTCCTTGGGTTGCGGTCCATCCAACTAAGTTCATTTCGTGACACATAGCCTCGAATGCTCTCATGACAGATCCTTCACTTTTCCACTCATCACCTAAGTTTTTGTCAGGAACAATACAATCAATATAGTCTAAAACAACCATATCAATTTTGATTCCATCGGAAACCATTTTTCTAATTTGATTTTT